CGCGGCGCTACAAGTCCCACATCGAGGCGTGGAACCCGGATGTGCAGGCGATCTTCGCGCTGCAGCTCGTCACCTTTCGACTGAAGGCCGCCGTCGAGGAGATGGGTTCGGATGCCCCTATCGAGTGGGGGCTGATCGCCGAAGAGCTCGTGGAGCTCGGGCTTGACTGGCTCGTGATCTTCGTTGACGGAGAACCTGAAGGCATCGCATACGAGAAGATCGCCCTCGCGATGCTTCCCGCAGTGCAGGACCACGAACGACGCATCGCCCGGCTTGAGGAGCTCCTAGTCGCACCTGGGGGGGTTACCTGACGCCGACCCGGACTGGCAGTAGATGCCTGGGTCGATGTAGTCCCCGCCGAGGGCGTTGTTCGGGTCTGAGGATGCCACGAAGGGCACGAGACTGCCAGGTGCGCCTGCGGCCGGCGCTGCAGGCGGAGGTGGAGGCGGCGGGGTGCTGACGCTGACCGTCGTGCTCGCGGTGCCTGATGCGGGGTGCTCTCCGTCGTCGTGCACGGTCAGGGTGATCGTGTAATCCCCGGCGCTCGCGTAGGCGTGCGAGGCGGTCGCTTCGGTGGCGGTGGTGCCGTCTCCAAAGTCCCACGCGTAGTCCACGATGGCACCGTCCGCGTCGGTCGAGCTCGACCCGTCGACGGTCACCGTGAGGTTTGAACTGGTTGCGGTGATCACCGCGGCGGGGGCGCTGTTGGCCGCGACCTCGTACATCACCCGCGGGATGGTGGGGCCACTGCTGTGGGTGAGGGCGTACGCGCCAACTCCGGCGCCGCTGATGATCACCGCGGATGCGGCGACGATCCCGACGGTGACCCATGGGCGCGGCGGCTCCTTGAGTTTGTCGCTGGGTAGTTTCGGCGTCCGGTCCATGGTCGTGTCCTTTTTTCGTTGCCCGCACATTAACCGACTTCCTCGGCTATTGGAAGCGCTCTACTCCTTGGAGGCACCATGACTGTCACCGCGTTCCCACTTGATGCTGTGGCGGGTTCTCCTGAGTATTCGGGGCGGATGCTGCGGGACACGCTCGGTGTGCTGGTGGCAGGTGGGTCAGGGGATCGTCCCTTCGGCGCGGTATCTGGAGTACGTCCGGGGACCTCCGAAGACACGGTGACGCTGTCGGGCCTGACGTGGACCTGTGCAGCGTTCGGTGGCGTGTTCGACGTTCAGGTCGCCGCGGAGGCAGGACCGTACCTGGTGGCGGTGATCGAAGCCGAGTCGGGGGATCTGGACGCGCAGTCGGCGTCGAATCCTCGAAAGGATTACCTCTCGGTGCAGGTGGACGACCCTGCAGAGTCCGATGGAACGTCCGTTCCGACCGGCAGGCTGATCTACACCGCAGGCACCCCAGGTTCGGTGCCTGCCCCGCCTGATGTGCCGGACCGTGCGGTCCCTGTGGCACTGTTCGACGTGCCGAAGTCGGGCACCGGAGACCCGACGGTGACGTGGATCGCTCCGGTCATGGCGGCCGCGGGCGGAACGATCGTCGTTCCGACGGTGGCCGCCCTCGATGATCTGCCGGGCTACGTGGGCATGCGTGCAGACGTTCTGACCACGCCGGGCGCGACCTGGCGGTGTGACGGGACCGATTGGGTGATGCACGGTGTCGCCGAGTTCGCTGATGCGACGGCACGTGACGCGGCGCTCACGGATCCCGTGGCCGGGATGAAGGCGGTTCTGGCGTCGGGGGTCACGTACCGGCATAACGGGTCGACGTGGGAGGCGTGGGAGTCCGACTGGATCTCTTTCACCCCAACCCTGTCGAACATCAATGTCGGCACGGGCGGGTCGGCGTCGAACGCGTGCCGGTACCGGTACGTCGGCGGTCAGGTCGAGGCGGAGTACAAGCTCGTCCTCGGCACCAGCGGGGCCTCGGTGGGTTCGACGCCCACCGCAACACTCCCGGTGGCGGCTGAGGCGCTCACCCATTCGCTGATGGTGCTGGATGGTCTCGGGTCGATGTTCGACTCGAGCGGCAGCGATCTGCGTGTCGCGTTCATGCAGTTGACGAGTACGACGGTGGCGCGGTTCGCGTACATCACCCCTTCGGGTATCGGCTTCACCATCCCGACCAACTCGCTGCCGTGGAACTGGGCGGCTGGTGACGCGATCCACATGGTGATCCGGTACACGCCGGCCTGATGAACGGGGTGTGCTGATGGCGACGATTCTGTTCAACGGTGAGGACATCGGAGACGCGTACGCTCCGAGCCTCAACGCCGCGTTCCGTGAGTTGTACCTGGCTGCTGGTCGCCCCCCGATTGTGAAGTCGCCGCTTGGTGGGAGGCGGACGCTGGCGCAGGCGATCAAGCTCGGCACCGGTGCCCGTTCCGATCACTATAAGGGCCGTGCGGTCGATATCGACAATCAGCGGTGGTTCCGCAACTGGAACGAGGCCCGGTTCCTCAGCATCTTGGCGAAGTACGGGTGGCGGAACGTGCAGATCGATGGGCGCCCGTTCCCGCTGGAGCCGTGGCATTTCGCGAATCAGTCCGCCCGCCCGGCAGGTAGCCCCGGAGTGTTCCTGCCTGGCGAAGTTCCCACATCGAAACGGAGATCGAGCATGAGCACGATGTATTACACGACGAAGAACGACAAACCCGACGACGCGGTGGCGAACGTGGAGGCGTTCTACCTCGCCGGCGACGGCCAGGGGGATGCGGCATGGATCGTGGCGACCCGCCGTGAGGTGGCGTCGGGGTGGGCGGTCGCGCACGGCACGGGTGTGCATCTGCTGAAGGCGGAGCTGCCCGCGGTGAAGGCCGCGTACCTGTCCGGTGGTGGAACGGTCAACGTGGGCGACATCACCGTGCCATCCGACCCTGCGCTGCTGGCCGAGCTGCAGAAGATCACCGCCGCGCTCGACGGTCTGCCGGCGGAGATCGACCGGTACGCAGACGGCAGGAAGCAAGCCTCATGACGGCACCGGCCTCGTCCGAGGCGAAGAGTATCGCGCAACTCATCTCCGAGGTTGTCGAGCTCGCGAAACAGGTTGCGGTTCTGAATGCCACGTTCCCGTCTCATGTGGAGTGGGTGGAGCGGAACGTGAAGGATCACGAGGTCAGGCTCCGTGATCTCGAGCAGGCGGCTGCGAAGTCGGCTTGGATTCCAGCGCTGGTGACGGCGTTGGTCACGGGTGTGATCGTCGCCGGTGTGACGACGATCGTGATCCGCGCCCTCGGCGCATGAAGGAGAAATGATGATCGAGTTCAACTGGCCGTCTCTCGCGGACGTGCTGCTGGTGGTGGTCACTGCGGTGCTGCCCCTGATCGTGGGGTGGGTGACGCGGCAGACGTTCGCCCACAAAGCCCTCGTGCTCCTCGCCCTCGCTGCGGTCACGGGTCTCGGCACGGAACTGCTCGCCGCGGTGCAGGCGGGCGCAGTGTTCGACCTGACCGACGCTCTGGTGCGCACGGTGCTGTCGTTCATCGCCGCTGTCGGCCTCCACTACGGCTTGTACAAGCCGGAGGGTGTCACGGCGGCGGTGCAGTCTCGCGGCCCCCAGTGAGCGAGTACCCGGAGCCGCCGGTGGATCCGGCAGACGACACGATCTGCGAATCCTGCCAGTAAGGGAGCGAATATGGCCCAGACACAAGCTGAGGTCGATGCGGTGATCCGGTCGACGGTCGACTCGATCGCCGCTTCGATCCGCCGCAACTGCACACCGTCATCCGAGGCATACGCCAAGGGTGGCGACCTGCTGATCTACGCGGTCGCGGACTGGATCGAGAACCCTCCCGAGTTCGTCAAGGACGGCTGGGCGGAAGTCGCCCGTGGAAGGTCAGCGAACCCGGCCACGAACTGAACGGATCGGGAATACCCGATCGCCCGGTCGCTGACGAGTGACCAACAGACCCCCGACCCTCAGCTCGGCTGGGCGGTCGGGGGTCCTTTTCGTTCCCCTCGTCTTGGGCCGTGCGGTCAGCGGTGCCGCTGTGTCATACTCACCGGATGGAGCACCCGAGCTTCCGAGACGTGCTTGGAGACCTCGAACTCGCCCAGGGAGTCGAGGATCTTCTGGTCGTCTTGGAAGCTGCGGGTTGGTATCCGCGCGGGCGCCGCGGGAGTACCGGCGTCTGCTATTGGCCCGACAATGGGCGACCACGGCAGATCGTGATCGATACGAGCTATCCGATCAACACCCACAGACTGAACGACATACGTGAACGCACAGGAACGCAGGTCATGAACCGAGAGAGGGAAGGAGCGCGCGATGAGTAGAACGATGGGTATCACCATGGCCGCGAACTTTGGTCACCCGGCCGAGTTCGACGACGACTGGATGGACAGGCTGTACGTCTCGCTCGAGGGCAACGTGGCGCTCGTCTCGAAGGACGTGTTCACCGACGAGGCGGCGGGAACGGTCACCTTTTTGCTCGGTGTGCAGTGCCCGGACGGTTTGGACTCCACCGAACTGGTCGAGGGTATCGCTCGTGATGCCGTCGACAAGGCGATTCGAGAGGCGAACGGGGAACCCCCGATCGAGACTGCGGCGCTGCCTGTGATCGTGCCCAGCGACGTAGCGACGTTCGCCTGACTGACAAGGGATCCCCTCACCTAGCCTTCGGGCCGGGTGAGGGGGTCCTTCTTCGTTGTGTGCCTACCGTCCGCGTGCGGCGGCGGCCTGCTCGATATCGGAGCGGGCGAACACGATCACCCGCTCCCCGACACGGTGCCCGGGGAGCTGGCCGGCGGCGAACTTCTGCCCGACTGCCTGCCTGGTGATGCCGAGCATCTCGGCGGCTTCTTCCGCGCCGACGAGCGCAGGCACGGGGGTGATGCCGTTGCGGTGGTCGAAGTCCTCTGTGGGGAGCACTTCGATCGCGTTGAGCTCGGCCGTCGACGCCTTGCCCGCGAGGGCGAGCCCGACGTCGACGGCCTGGTTGAGGTTGGCGGCCTGGATGGTGATCCAGACCTCGGCGTTCCCGTTGACCGCGGGTGCGGCTGCGGGGCTGAACCCCTCGAGCGCGCTGACCAGCTGCTCGTCGAGTTCGGCGGTGGAATCGAGACGGTACTCGACCCTGACGTTGTATTCCATGGTCTCTGCTCCTTGGTCGGTCTACACTTGGAACCCTTGGGGGCCGGAGGCGATACCTGCGTCTCCGGCCCTTTTCATCTGGCCTATTCGCGGGGCGGCGGCCAGATGAACCCGTGGCGTTTGCAGTGCCCGAGGCTGTTCTTCCAACTGCGGAAGTCGCTGGGGCTGCCCGAGAATGTCGTGACCCGCTGGCCGTCCTTGTGGACGAGCAGGTGGCCGCGACGGGTGATCCAGGTGTCGAATCCCTGCTTCCGCAGTTCCCGGTCGATCGCCTTGAGTTCCTTGTGCATTTGTATCACCTCCCTTGCCTTGTGTAAACCTATTCTAGCACGGCACCTTTCGGTAACGCAAGTAAGGTTAGGGGAGATTCGGGCGGTTCATGACCTCGACTGCGGACGCCCACACCCATGCCCGATGTACGGTGCCGTCTGGTCCTGGCCAGCGGACGGCCGCGACCCTGTCGGTCCAGGCGACGAGTTCGACGTCGATGCGGTGGGGTTTGCCGGCGTACCGGATCAGGCGCGTGCGCGCAGCGCTCGCGGCGGTCGGGTGAGGGGCAGCTGGTCGAGCCCGAGCTCGGCGTCTGTCAACGATTCGGGGTTGCCGGCTTCCCGCATGATTCCTTCGAGGATGCGGGCGTCCATCTGCGCGTCGACGACGTGCGCGTAGCGCTTGCTGGTGCCCATGATGCTCCCGAGGGTGGAAGCAGTCCGGCCGTCCTGCTGAGGTGATGCTACCGCCGACCTATGAGGTGAGTGTCGCCCAGCCGATGAGTCTCGCGACGTATGCGAGATCGAAGCTGCCGGCGAACTCCAACCGCACGTGGCCGAGTCCGGAGAACCAGAGGTCGAGCTCGGCGTCGCGGTCGAACGTTCCCGCGGTCTCGATGGAGAACGCCTGGATGCCCCTCAGCGGGAGCGACGTGTAGTCGATCTTCCGCCCGGTCACGCCCTGGGTGTTAACGACGATGATCCTCTTGTTGGTGAACACCACGAAGTCCCGGATTCCCTTGGCTGCGGTCTTGAGGTTCTCGCCTTCCACGAGTAGATGCTCAATCTGTGGTCGCAGCGACTCGGGGTCGGTGTGGGAGAGCTTGATTAGGCGGGTGTTGGCGAAGTCGATCACGGATCTTATCCTCTCGGCGCTTGATGGTAGCGAGCGGCTTGTCGGTAGGTCGAGGGACTATTCCTGCATGGCTACCCGCACCCTCACGGATCTCGAGGTACGTATTCTCGATTTCGCGGAGGCGCACGAGGGCATCCCCGCGGAGCTGGTGTTTGCGAGGGCGCGGGAGGTGTTCGGGTGGAGTCGTGCCGGGTATGTGCAGAAGCTGCATGCGCTGTTGGATCTGCCGGCTGCTGAGGAGGCGCGGCCGTTGCTGGTGCACAGGTTGCAGCGTGGCCGAGATGAGCGGGCGGGGGCGCGGGCTGGTCGGCGGTTCCGTCTGGTGGGTTGATCTGCCCCACGTTTGCCCCATGGCAGCGTCGCGCCCGTGATGCAGGTGGGCTTTCTGGCCAATGATCTATTGGAGCCCGCTGCGAGACTCGAACTCGCGACCTTCGCTTTACAAGAGCGATCGGGGCGCCGCAGCGACGTCGAGCGTCGTGTAGCGGACTGCTCAGTTACCGCGCAATTCTGCGGTGCGTGGGGTGACGAGGTGGAGCGTCGTGTAGCCCGTCGAAGTCGGCTCCTGCCCCACGTCTGCCCCACGGGAGGGGCTTGGCAGCGCTCGCAGGATGCGGGCGTTGTCCTGCTCTGCGAGGTGCGCGTACCGCTGCGTGGTGACCGGGGAGACGTGGCCCATGAGCCGGCCGACCTCGGCGAGCGGGATCCCGTCCTGGATCAGCCAGGACGCGTAGGTGTGCCGCAGGTCGTGAATCCGGACGTGGCCGATCTTTGCGTGCTCGACCGCTGGCACCCAGACGCGCTGTCGCCAATTGGAGGCGATCGGCGGGCGGCCGTTGCCGGTGTCGAATAGCAGCCCCTTCGTCCGGTCGTCGACGATCGGGACGAGCTCGTCGACGACCCAGTCAGGCACCGGGACGTCGCGGATCTTGCGTCCCTTCGGGTAGGGCTTCACGCGCGACATGGCGTTGTCCCAGACCTCGGCGACGCGGAGCACGCCGCGGCGGAGGTTGAGGCGGGGCAGCTGCACGCCGACGCCCTCACCCCACCTGGTGCCGGTGCCGGCGAGAAGCGCGACGAGCGCGCGATCGCGGTACGTCGGCATGGCGTCGTAGAGCCGGTTGAAGTCCTCGAGTGTGAGGAACCGCATCGGGTCGGTCTGGCCGGAGGTGACGCGGATCCGGTGGGCGGGGTTCTCGCGGATCCGCTCGGCGTCGACGGCGGCCGCGAGGGACGCGGAGAAGGTGGAGAGGACGCGGTAGACCGAGGCGGGCGCGAGGTCGGCGCCGAGGTCGGTTACCCAAGCCTTGACGTCGTGGCGGGTGATGTCGGCTAGTGCGACGAAGTCCCAGCGGGGCTTGATGTGTTTCTCGATCCGGTAGCGGTCGCGCATGGCGGTGCCGGGCTCGACGCCACGGCTCGGGAACCATATCTCGAACCAGGATCCCCAGACGATGGCGCCGGCGTCGGGGTCGCGCCATCCGACCTTGCGCGCCTCGTCCTCGGCCACGTCGGCGGCCTTCTGGGCGGCGCGCTTGTGCGTGAACGTGCCGGCGCTGCGACGCTTCCCCGTGCGATCGCGGTAGAGCGCGCGGTACTTCCCCGAGGGGAGTTCTTCAGCCCACCCCATCAGGCACCCCGAAGGAGCGGAGGCAGCTGCTTCTCGAAGAGGCGAACGATGCGCTTCGTGACGCCGAGTTCGTCGGCGATCGCGGCGGGGTCGCCGGGGTAGATCGCTGCGGCGGCGCGGTAGTCGTCGAGCGCGACCAGCATCCTGGCTGCGCGGCGATCGGCGCGAGCCTCGTACGTCGAGGTGCTGCAGGGGTGGCCGGCGCGGTAGTGCGCGAGCTCGTGGGCGAGCACGGCCTTGCGTTCGACCTCGGTCAGACGGAGGTCGACCAGGATCTCGCCGCGGTCGACGTCGCAGTGGCCGAGGATCGGGGCGGGCAGGTAGGCGAAGGCGATGCGTGCTCCGAGTTCGTGAGCCTCACGCGCGAGGTCGAGCATCGTGGGCATCGTCGTCCTCCTGATCGGGTGCGGTGAAGGCCGCCTTGGCCAGGTCGCGCTTCGCTAGTTCCCCGGCGGTGAGCACCGGGATCTCGTCGACGAGGGAAGTGTCGCTGCCGGCACCGACATCGACTGCGATGCGCAGCTCGGCCGCGGCCATCAGTTCGGCGGGGCTGACCTTGAAGTAGTCGGCGAGGTGCTCGATGTCGGAGAGGGTGAAGCTCTTCTCCTCGCGGAGGCGCTCGTTGAGGTAGTTCTGGGACAGGCCGGTCTTGCGCGCAACGGCGGCGTTCGTGACTCCGAGCTCCTCGATGCGGGCCTTGATCTCGCGCGTGGTCGCGACGGCGAAGGCCGTGGGCGGCTGCTCTCTCTTCGTAGGCACGGCGAAACCGTACCGAAATCGGTTCGTTTCGTCACCACTTTGCCCCGAAATGGGGACAGCTAACCGAATAGAGTTGACATCGAACCGAAACCGGTTCAAACTCGCCCCATGGGACAGCAGGACGGATATCCGAAGGCGGTTGCCGCCGAGCTCCGGGCCCAGATGGCTCGTCAGCAGAAGAGCATCGCAGACCTCGCCGACATGCTCGGCATGGAGCGGCAGGCCGCGAAGAAGCGGTACGACGGCGAGCGCGAGATGACCGTGTCCGAAGTCGACCGCGCGGCGGCATGGCTGGGGATCGAGCGGCAGACGCTGTTCGGCGTCGAGGCGGTCGCGTGATGGCCGCGATTCGCAGGGGCCAGCGCTATCGCGGCAAGATCGCCTACACCCTGCTGGGCGTACGCGGCGAGCGAGAAGTGACGTTCGTCGCCGCCCGAGATCAGGATCCGGAGCCCTTCATCCGGGGTCGCGTCTCCACGCCGGACCAGGACCGGGTGTTCATCTTCCAGCGCGGTGCGATGGCGCCCCTGTTCACCGTCCCGGCGCTCTTCATCGCTGACTCGATCGAGGCGGTGACGTCGTGATCGCGCGCCTCACCGTCGCCGAGGTCGCCGCAGGTACTCGTCGCCACGAGGTCACCGTGCGTCGCGCGCTCGAGGCCGGCGAGTTGCACGGCACTCAGAACGCGAAGGGCGGCCGTTGGACCGTCCGGGAGGACTGCGCGGAGGCGTGGGCTGACGGGCTGCCGTGTGAGCACCAGTCGAAGAACGTGACACAGCTGCGGGCGAAGAGGCCTGCGTAGTACGGGCTGGCGGGGTCTGGAACTTGATCGAGGGTCCCGCCGGCCTCCACCACAACATCCACCACGAGAAGGAAGCAGTCGATGGAGAACGCGGCTACAGCGTTGGCGACGATCGATGCCTTGCACGAGCTCACTGATGAGCTTCGGGAACTCGGTCAGGGTCCGGTGCCGATCGCTCGGGCGGTGACGGAGGTTCTGCACCGGTCGGGCCTGGGGCACATCGACTTGGTCGAGTACCTCGAGTCGAAGGGGCACGCACCGCAGATGGTGGTGCATCTGGTCGTGGGGTTCTCGATGGCGGTGCGGGACGCGTACACGGTCCAGTACGGGCATGCCCCGTTGAAGCGCCTGGTGGACCATGGGGCCGGGCCACGGGCGGTGAACTCCTACATCGAGTTGGATCGGCCCTTGATCGACCGGGTATATGCGGGGTGGGTCCAGTGACCGCCGCGACGCTGAAGGAACTGGTCTACCGGTGGTCGGGCCGGCTGCTGATCTTCGTGGCCGTGCTGATCTTCGTGGCCGCGGTTATGGGGCGGGTCGACTGGGTCGGTGCGCTGATGCTGTGGATCATCCTCGGAATCGTCGCGGTGACGCACGGTGCGGTGCATGACACGGGTGAGCGGGGTGAGGACCGGTGAGCCCGCGCCGATCGACGTTCGTGGAGGGCCGTCCTGAGGGTGGCGGGTGGCGTCCTTCGGATCATGGGTACCCGGTTCTGTTCCGGGGTCTGCTGGTGGCGCTGGTGCTCGTTCTGGGGTTGACGGTGCTGGGGATTGTGGCGCGTCTGGTCGTGGCGGCGGTGACCGCATGAGCACTCTGATCGACCCGAACATCGCCGGGTATCTCATGACTCTGTGCTTCTGCCTGGCCCTCGTGGCCGCGACGCACCTCCCGGACGAGTGGGATGCATGGCAAGCATCCCGCCCGGTCGTGGCGGAGCCGGCACCCGAACTGGTGGTGTCGTCACGGTTGCAGCGTCAGGCCGACCGGTTCACCCGCACCAATGTCACCTTGTCCCGGTACGGGGATCGTCGCCGTCGTACACCTGTCCTCCCTACCCCTGAGAACAGTGAAGAACTGATCCGGCTCACAGCAGAGGCGGTGGAGTCGTGAGCGTGCAGGCGGAAGCGATCGCGTACGGCGTGCACGTCGTCGATGAACTGCTGAAGTTCAACTCGACGGGCGAGCAGATCATCCAGGCGTTACAGCTCAAAGGCTGGGGTCCGGGTCGGATGGCGGATGCTCTTCTGGCTGATGAGTCCCTGTGGGCTGCACAACCGAGCGAATGCGCGGCTGAGGGTGAACATCGGGGCCCGCTGATTACAGAGTTCCCGGATGGTTCGGGCCGCTTGCTGTGCAGGGCGCACTGGGGCTCGACCCCGAGCATCCCGGTCGTGGACAAGGAAGCACTCGCGAAAGCGTACGACCCGGACGCGTTCGACGATGCCGTGAAGAAGTCGACGCACCCCGTCGCTCAGGTCCAGTGGGCCGCGCGGAGAAAGCTTGCGACGGAAGCCGCTGATCGGGCGTTCGCGTCGGGTCTGTTCCGTGATGCCGCTGACGTGTGGGACGAGGCTAAACAAGCGGTGCGCGAGGAGGTGCGCAGGCTCCCGGCTTGGGGCGGTCTGAACCCTGGTGACCGAGGCGGGTTCGACATGGACGAGCACCTCGAAGAGAACCCGCGCATCCAGGTGCTCGCTGCGATCGATGCCACCCCGTGCCCGTACCGGAGCGCATCGTGAGCGCGGCACGGGACGAACTGATCGCTGTGAACCGTCACGCGATCGCGACCGTCGCGCCGTACGACTCCGAGTCCGAGAAGGACCGCACGATTCGGCACCTGGCGGCGCAGCTCGAACTGACGACCGACGCACTCCTGGCCGTTCCTGCCCCGTTGGTGGTGGACAGCCGAGCGGCGGTCGAGCAGATGGTGAACGCCATGCAGCGCGCGAACCGGCCCGAAAACGACATGCGCAACCGCGATCAGCGCGAGGCCGACGAGGACGCTTCCCGGTCGGCGTATCGCGCGCTGGCTGAGGCTGCTCTCGCTGCTCTGTTGTCGTCGGGTGTGGTCGAAGAACGCGGGGCCGCCGACGCACGAGCGAAGCGCGACCTGCTGCTCTGGCTGGACGAGCACGGCGTCGATACGCAGGAACTCGACATGGCGTTGGAGACGTTCGTGGAACCCCACGGGCTCTCGATCACATGGCGCGGGTCGGTCGGGGGTGGTTCTCGTGGCTGAGGCACACCAGAAGTGCGTGGACGCCGGGTATCACATCTGTGCCCGCCCCCGTCGCGGTCAGGGTCGTCTTTGCGCCGAGAACGGATGCCCGAACAAGGCCGGTACGGACTGGGGTCCTTACTGGTGCCCCATTCACGACAAGGAACGTATCGACCGAATCTCGTGGCAGTTCGACATGATCCGCAAGGGCGGCAACCCGAACGGGATCACGCCGCCGGCCCGAACGTTCATTCCCCTGACGCGGGATGGTTCTCGTGGCTGAGGAGAAGCAGTGCGAGTTCGAGTTCGCTCCGGGCGTTCGGTGCATGCTGATTGCTACGCACGATGAGCCGTACTACCCCTATCTCGACTATGGCCAGACGGGGTTCTACAGCGACATCCTCACTGCTGGAACCCAGCACGCCGTCTACGCGCCTGCGAAGCCGTTGCCACCGCGCGAAGCGTGGACGGGCGATGAACCGAAAGACACCGTTCCCGGAGGAGTAGCTCGTGGCTGAGGGTATCGAGGTGCTCGACATGGCCGCGATCCGCGCCTATGCGAAGTGGGCCAAGGCGTCAACCGAAGAACGAGTGAGTGCGGCCCACCCATCCAGCGTGAGCGTCGGTATAGCGGCACTCGGCACGTACCTTTCCACTGTTCTGGATGCGCTTGCGGTGCGTGACGCGCAGATCGAACGAGTACGAGCGCTGGCGAAGAGTTATAGCCGACTGGGTTCTCACGGTGTAGCGACTGCGCTGATCCGCGCGCTGGACGGTGCATCGTGACGGGGCGGCCCGGGCTTCCGGTCCCGTACCGGTGGGGCATCACCGCACTCTTCATCTTCGTCGGCGTGGTCATGGTGTGGGCGGTGATGCACTGATGCACGTCCTCGGCATCGACCCCTCGCTGACCTGCACAGGGTTCGCCCTCGTCACGGAGGACGGGTCCGTCCGACCGGACCGGATCCGTGCAGGATCCGAGGCTGCCACCCTCGCCGAGATCCGCGACACGGTGCGCTACATCACCGGCCGGGTCCTGCGAGCCGTGCCGCTCTCGGGCGTCCTCACCGTCATCGAAGCACCTGTGATCCCCCGTGCCCGGAAAGGCGCCGATGGGCAGGCTCATCTCCACGGCGGCGGCAAGGTGCTCGAACGAGCGTGGCTCTTCGGCCTGCTCGTGGACCAGCTGATGCTCCGCGGCCCTGTCGTGCAGGTTCGCCCCTCGACACGGGCGAAGTACGCCGCCCATGACGGCAACGCGGACAAGAAGAAGGTGCTGGCCGCGATCCGCGAGGCGTACCCGTCCGTGCCGGTGCGGGATGACAACGAGGCGGACGCGATCGCCCTGGCGGCGATGGGTGCCCGATATCTGGGGCATCCGATCGACGGTGCTGTGCCGTCGAAGAAGCAGGCCGAGGCCATGACCGCTGTGGTGTGGCCCGAGATCGAGAGGAACACCTGATGGCCACGGAGACGAAGAAGGCGCCGGTCACCCTGAAGCAGGGGATGCCGCCGGAGCAGTCGAATGGCATGTACGGCGCGGAGGACCAGATCATGAGCCTCGGCGTCCGGGGCCGGTTCACGGCCGTGGTGACGTTCGAGGTGAACGACATCGTGCACTCGGAGAAGGACGCGAAGACCCGCCCGGTGGTCGAGCTGGTGCACGTCGAGCCGATCTGGTCGGCGAAGGGCCTCGAGTCGGCGCGTGGCGCGCAGGAGGAGCAGTACAAGGTCCGCACGGGTGCGAACCAGCTGAACTTCGACGGGCTCGGGGAAGAGGCCGGCGAACAGTGAGCACGCAACCCATACCGATCGCCACGAGCCAGGATCGCCCCGCGTGGCTGGCCGCACGCCGCGGCGGCGTCACGGCGACGGACATCGCGAAGTACGGCAAGGGCTCTGCCGCCGCGCTTCGCCGCATCCTGGCTGACAAGCGAGGCGAGCTTGCCAGCTTCCGTCGCGCCTCGATGGATCACGGCACGCTCCGTGAGCCGATCATCGCGGACTGGGTCGAGCGAAAGTCCCGTCACGGCGCGTTCGGGTCGGGGCCTCTCGTCGCCTCGCACGGCCTGTTCGCGCACGCCGACAACCCGCGCTGTCTCGCGACGCCCGACGGCATCGCCGAGGACTTCGACTTCTTCCGCGAGCTTGTCGAGATCAAGACGACGAACAAGCCGTGGAAGTCGATCCCGCGGGTCTACCTCCGGCAGGTGTGGTGGCAGCAGTTCGTGCTCGGCGCGGACCGCACGCTCGTGGTCTGGGAGCAGCACGAGGACTTCGTGCCGGTCGACCTCGAGCCGAACTGGCAGTGGGTGAAGCGGGACCAAGCGGAGATCGACGAAATGCTCGCCCAGGCCCTCGTGATCCTCAGCTACATGGACGGCGTGGCTCCTCTCCCGGATCCTGCCGTCGACGCCCTCATCAGCCGGTGGCTGGAGCTCGACGTCGAGCGGGACGCGATCAGCGCGGCGATGGCCGACGTCGAGGCGCAGCTGCGCGAGATCGCGGGTGACAAGCCGCTGACCGTGCTCGGCACGCTGGGCGACCTCTCGATCGGGGAGGCGACGACTCAGCGCCGATTCGACTCGACCGCGTTCAAGGCAGCCGATCCTGAGCGGTTCGAGCAGTTCCAGAAGGAGATCGCGGTCCGCCCGCGGTTCTCGATCAAAGCAGTCGAAGCGGCCGGCATCGACGACGACGCCGAGGAGGCCACAGCATGACCCTGACCACCCGACGCCCGACGGGCCTCCCGTCCTGGCCGATCATGCTCCTGGCGGGTCGCGAGGGAGCCGGCAAGAGCTTCGGCGCTGCCACCGCCTCCGCCTCCCTGCTGATCGAGCGCACTTTCTGGATCGGCATCGGTGAGGACGATCCCGACGAGTACGGCGCGATCCCCGGAGCTGACTTCGAGATCGTCGTGCACGACGGCTCGGTGGCGGACATCATCCGGGCGATCCGCGACGTCGCCGTGCTGCCGAAGTCGGAGAAGCCGTACCTGCTGGTCGTGGACTCCACGACGAAGCTGTGGGACCTGATCGTGGACAACGTGCAGGCGATCGCGAACGCGCGCGCCAAGGGTCGGAAGACGGCCACCGGCGACTACGCGATCAGCCCCGACCTTTGGAACGTCGCGAAGAGCCAGTGGGACGACTTCATGGACGCCGTGCGCCTGCACCGCGGGCCCAGCATCCTGACCGCGCGCCTCGACGAGGTGATGGTCATGGAGGACGGCCAGCCGACGAAGGAGAAGCGTTGGAAGGTCCAGGCGCACAAGTCCCTCGTGTACGACGTCGGGTTCGTCGTCGAGATGCACGAGCGCGGCCAGTACCTGCTCACGAAGGCGAAGTCGCTGCGCCTGCAGTTGGAGAAGCCGACCGAAGCGCCCGACTTCACGGTCATGCAGGCGTGGGACCGCCTCGGCCTCACTGCCGACGTCGTGACCGGTGAGCGCACGTTCCAGAGCACGACGATCGACGACCCGAGCATCGAAGCTGCGATCGACGCCTGGACGACGCGGGCGAGGGCCGCGACGACGAAGGACGAGCTTACGGCGGTGTGGCAGGCGGCGCAGAAGGCTCAGGTCGATACGGCCGTGCTGGACGCGATCCGCACGGTCGCGGCGGAGTTCGGCGCGTCGTCGGCGGGAGAGGAGTCGCAGGTGCAGGCAGAGCCTTTGCCGGGCTCGAAGCCCGGGAAGTCGAAGCCGCGGGACTGGGTGCGTGAGGCGCGGGGTCTGAAGTGGGCGTCGGATGTGGAGGCTCTGTGGAAGGAGTGCAATGCGTTCTTCGAGAAGCACCCTTCGGATGAGTCGGCGGGGGTTCTGGATCAGATCGGGCAGATTGCGGCGTCGGCTCCGCGGTTGAGGGAGGTGCCTTCGGAGGGTTCGGAGGGGTGGGCTGCGGGGTCGCCGGCTGAGGATGGGTGGTCGGCGGAGCAGGCGGATGCTGAGGCGGATGCTGTTGTTGAGGCTGAGGCTGAGGCGGATCCGGAATGAGCGCCATGGATCGCGTCGACCATGCCGCGATCGCCGCGGCGGAGCTCGAGAAGATCGCCGGTGTCTCCGTCCCTACAGACGTGTCGCTGGCGGCGAGCACATTCGCTCTGGCCAACGCGACCCTCGCGCTGGTCGAGCAGCAGCGGGTCGCGAACCTGATCGCGGTGCAGCACATCGAGTTCCTCGCCGGCAACTCCCATTTCGAAGCGAATCTCTGGAACGAGCACATCGGTCCGGCACTCGGGTTCCTGCCTCGGGGTGCCCGGTGACGGAGTTGGTGCCTCTGGTGGAGGTGGAGCAGCGGGCGGAGCACATCCGTTCCCGGTTGGCGCCGCAACCGCAGGGGGGTCTGCATAAGACGCCTGACGAGATGGTCGATGACTTGGAGTGGGCGAAGCACGGGGCGGGGCAGATCGCGTTGGCGCTCAGGCAGGCGGCGGAGAACGTGCGGGTGGCGCGGAAGGGGTACCGGGAGGCGCGGGCTCGGGTGATTGCGGCTTCGGGGGCGAAGTCGACGGATAAGCGTGAGGCCGAGGTGGATCTCGAGTGTGCGGCGGAGCGGGATGCGATGGAGGTGGCGGAGGCGGTGCAGGACTTCGCGAAGAACGTGGCTCGTGCGATTGAGCAGACGGGGTCGATGACGCAGACGCAGGCGAGCTTGGTGCGGGCGCAGATGCAGCTCGCGGGATCAGGGAGAGAAGCATGACCGATGGGTCGATTCTGAGGACGGCGAGGCCGGGGAACCCGCGGATGGATCTGCGGGATGCGGGTGCGCCGAAGCGGATCGCACCGTGCACTGCCATCGCGGATCCGGTGCCGTTGGTGCTGCGGTCGGTGGAGCGGCATGTGCCCGTGTCGGAGCGGGCTGAGGTCCTCGACATGCTGGGTGTCGCGTCGTGAGCGACGGCGGCGACCTCGCTCAGGACGAAGCTCGCGAACAGGAGCAGCGCGAGGAGTGGCACCGGGGCGCCTGGATGCAGACGTTCACGGGCGGGCAGTTCTTCCCAACGGACCCGCGGCCCGAGGATGTGCACCCTGCGGACATCGCCCACGCGCTGAGCATGCTGTGCCGCTTCGCCGGCCATGTCGACCGGTTCTACTCGGTGGCAGAGCACTGTGTGTTGCTCTCGCGCTGGGCCGAATCCACAGGCGACCTGGCGGACCCGCTCGAGATGCTGCTGCACGACGCGACCGAGGCCTACGTGGTCGACGTGCCCCGGCCGCTGAAGAGAAGCCTGCCGGAGTACCAGCGGATCGAGGCGAGGGTCGCGACGGCGATCGCGCAGCGGTTCGGGACGATCGAAGATGCCGACACCGTCGACGGTGAGGTAGTCGATTCGCTGTTCGTGAAGGAGGCGGACACCCGGATCTTGTTGGACGAGCGCGCTGCACTGATGTCGGCCACTCGGTACGCATGGGACGTGGATGGCCTCGAACCTCTCGGCGTCGCGATCGAAGCCTGGCGCCCTGAGCAGGCGGAGGCCGCGTACCTGGATCGTCTGATCGAGCTGGGAGTGGACTGGTGATGGCGACGGTGGACCCGTACGCCCTGGTGAAGGCGGCGGTGCCGACCCTGGAACAGATCACCGAGCCGGAGGTTGGTCCGACGGGTCTGACTCGGGTGCACGTGCTCAGGGGGTCCGGTGAAGAGGTCGGACGGTACCTGCTCAACGAGGCTGGCGACTTCGTCGGGGGCAACGTTACGGACGCGCATGCGGTGCTGCACCCGGCAACTTCGATCGACGGGCTGTGCGCCCTGCTGCTGACTTTGGAGGCTCTCCGATGACCCGACGTACTGGTGCGGCTGCGACCCGCACCGTGGACAACTTCACCGCCTACAGGTTCGCGGTCGTGCTCCTCGTTCTGGCGGTCGCTGGCGGCGCTGTGGGGTCGGTGGAGGGGCTGCTGCATGCGGGGTCGTGGGCTGAGCCGTCTTACCTGCAGTGGACGCTCCCGGTGGCGGTGGACGTGTTCCTGGTGGGTACGGCGTTGGCGACGCTGATGCTGCGGGAGCGACGCGCGTACTGGGCTGCGGGCCTGTGCGCCCTGGTCACTCTCGCGCTGGTGGCGTTCTCCGCGTCGGTGAACTACGCCTACGTGCTGTCGATCACGGAGCCGGGGACGGTGGAGCATGCGTGGGGGCCGTGGATCAAGGGGTCCATGCCGGTGTTGTTGCTGGCGGCGTTGGAGATCATCGCCGCGTTGACGTCGACCCGGAACAACCGGGCGAACTCTCCGCTGAACCGTGAGAAGGCGAAGGTCAAGAAGCTTCAGCGGGAGCTGCGCGAGTTGAAGGATGCATCCAAGCCGCCGCGGCAATCTCGAGCGGAGCAGAAGGCTGACCGCCCGTCGCGGTCCGAGCAGAAGACTGACGAGAGTTGGCCGATTGGTCTGCTGCAGGTGCGTCCCCCGGTGTTCGAGGGTCAGGTGTTCCCTCCGGAGCCGATCGGGAGCCGCGAGCCGTGAGCGTCACCTTCACCGACTTCTTCTGCGGCTACGGCGGGAGCTCGCAGGGGCTCACCGAGGCTGGGCTAACCCTGAAGTGGGCCGCCAACCACTGGGACCGTGCGATCGAGACCCACGCCGCGAACTTCCGTGACGCCGACCACTTCCAGGGCGACATCTCCGGCTACGACATGCGCCGCGTCCCCTCTGCGGACGTCGCGTGGATGTCGCCCGAGTGCACCTGGCACTCACCCGCCGGGGGCCGGAAGCGGCTGCGGGCCGAGCTCGACCTGTTCGACGACTACGTGCCCGACGCCGCCGGCGAGCGGTCGCGCGCCACCATGTGGGACGTCGTCCGCGCTGCCGAGGCGAAGCAGTTCCGGGTGGTGATCGTTGAGAACGTGGTCGAGGTCACGACCTGGCCGCTGTTCGACAACTGGCTCTCCGGCATGGAGACCCTCGGGTACGAGCACCAGATCGTGTGCGTCACCGCGGCGCACATCGGCGGCGACTCGAACCCGCACGCGCCGCAGTGGCGGGACCGCATCTACTTCGTGTTCTACAAGCGCGGCGTCCCGATGCCGACGATCGAGCCGCGCCCGCTGGCGTGGTGCCCGCAGTGCGGAGGCGTCGTCGAGGCGCGGCAGTCGTGGAAGCGAACCGATCGCCGCCGCATCGGGAAGTACGGCCCGCAGTACGTGTACGTGTGCACGGGCGCGCACCCGACGGTGGTAGTCGAGCCATATGTGCTGCCCGCCGCGGCTGCGATCGACTGGTCCGACCTTGGCACGCCGATCGGTGATCGCGAGCGGCCTCTGGCTGCCGCCACGATCCGGCGCATTGAGGCGGGGATCCGGATGTTCGCGCGGCCGGTGGTCATGGCGGCTGCAGGCCAGACCTACGACGCCGCGTCCGAAGGTCAACCGCGGAAGTTCTATCGGGTGACTCCCGCCGATGGTGCACCGCTCGACCCCCGGCTGACGACGGCGGGTGACGGCATCGCAGTCCCGCCGTTCGTGACGAACGTGCGCCACGGCGCAGACGACCACGGCCGCCAGTTCCTGCCTGGCGGCCAGCCCATGCCGACCGCTCAGACGAAGATCGGCGACGGCGTCGTCATGCCCCCGTTCATCGACGTCGCGCGCACCCACAATCGACCGCGGTCGACGGATGTGCCTCTCGCCCCGGTGACGACCGGGCAGAACCAGGGTCTCGTCTCGCCCCCGATGATCATCGCCGGGTATGACTACGCCGGCGGCGACGAGCGACGGGTGAAGCCCGCGGATGGCGCACCGCTACACACCGTCGTTGCGAACGGTCGCGGCCACCACCAGCTCGTCGTCCCGCCGTTCATCGCGGAGATGCGCGGCACGTCCAGCGCTCGCGGCGCTGTCGACGATGCGCTCGGCGCCGTCACCGCTGGCGGCAACCACCACGGCCTCACTGTGCCCGACGGCGCATTTCTGTCGCGGCAGTACGGATCCCGCGGCGAAGGGGTCCACCTGAACACCGGTGCCGTCGACGAGCCGCTGCACCCGATCACGGCCAGTGGCGGGAATCACGCCCTGGTGATCCCGTACCGCCGCGGACGTGCGCAGCGCACTTCGGAGTCGCCGCTGCCGGTGCAGACCACGACGCGCACGACGGCGCTGCTGGTGCCGGACTTCTCCGCCGCCGAACTCGCCGAGATCGTGCAGCGCTCGCGGTTCCGCATGCTCGGCCCACGCGAGCACCTACGCGCTCAGCGTTTCCCCGACTCATACCTGGTGAAGGGCAACAAGGGCGAGCAGACGAAGGGTGCCGGGAACGCGGTGGCGGCGAACGTGGCGCACTGGATCGGCACCTTCGTGCTCATCGCGCTCGCATCTACCGAGAAGCGGAGGGCGGCGGCGTGAACGACTGCAAGCGGGGCTGTTGCTGGACGCCCTTCGGGCATTCGGCGGCGGCTGAGGGGTGCCGCTGCCACGACAGAGAGGCTGCCTGATGCCGTTGACGTTGACCACGGGGAACGTGGGCCAGTTCACCTATGACGAGTTCGTAGCCGACAAAGTCGCGTTCGATCGGTCGTTCGGGTTCGAGGTCAACGCGTGGGACCTCTCCGAATGCCTGCTGCCTCACCAGAAGGCGATCGTGCAGTGGGCGGTGCAGGGTGGCCGGCGTGCGGTGTTCGCCCGCTTCGGCCTCGGCAAGACGATCATCCAGTTGGAGATCGAACGGCTGATCTTGCAGAAGCACGGCGGCCGTGGGCTGATCGTCGCCCCGCTGGGGGTGCGGACCGAGTTCATCCGGGACGCCCGGAACCTGCTCGGGATGGAGGTCCGGTTCATTCGCCGCACCGAGGAGATCGACGAGGACTGGGCTGGCGTCTACGTCACGAACTACGAATCGGTGCGGGACGGGCGCCTCCAGGTCGACGGGTTCACGGTGGTGTCGCTCGATGAGGCCGCGGTGCTGGCCAGCTACGGATCGGACACGTCCCAGGCGATCCTCGACGCCTTCCTCGATGTTCCGTTCCGGTTCGTCGCCACGGCGACGCCGGCACCGAACGAGCACCTCGAGCTGATCAACTATGCCGGGTTCCTGGGGATCATGGACCGCGGTGCGGCGTTGACCAGGTTCTTCCAGCGGGACTCGACGAAGGCGGGCGAGCTGACGCTGTACCCGCACAAGGAGCGGGAGTTCTGGCTGTGGCTGAACACGTGGGCGATGTTCCTGCAGCGACCTTCGGATCTGGGGTTCTCCGATGAGGGGTACGACCTGCAGCCGCTGATGGTGGAGTGGCACGAGGTCCAGGTCGACATCGCCGGGACGCATGTGGAGCGGGACGGGCAGGGGCGGCTGTTCCGGGGCGGCAACATGTCGTCCGTTGAAGCGTCGAAGGAGAAGCGCGAGACGATCGACGCGCGCGTCGCAGAGGTCATGTCGATCGTGCAGGCTCAGCGCGCGACGTGGCTTCCCGGCGACATGCAGCAGGTGATCATCTGGTGCGATCTGAACGACGAGCAGACCGCGATCGAGAAGGCCCTCGCGGTGCAGGGGCTGTCGTACTCGTCGATCCACGGTGGCCTGTCGGACGAGGTCGCGGAGGAACGCCTCGACGAGTGGCGCGACGGGCACACGTACGCGCTGATCGGGAAGCCGGTGATGCTCGGTCAGGGCATGAACCTGCAGCAGTCGTGTGTGGGCATCTTCGCCGGCGTGACGTACAAGTTCCGGCAGACGATCCAGGCAATCCACCGGCAGCACCGGTTCGGGCAGGCCCGACCGGTGACGGTGCACCTGATCCTCGCGGAGACCGAGACGGAGGTGCGATCGACGCTCGAGCGGAAATGGGCTGAGCACGACGAACTCACCGAGCGGATGTCGGATCTGATCAGGCAGCACGGGCTCAACTCGTTCAGCATCTCGGCCGAGCTGACCCGGTCCATGGGGGTCGAGCGTGAGGTGGTGGAGGGGGATTCGTACACGCTCGCGTTGAACGACTGCGTCGTCGAGGCCCGCCTGATGGATGAGGCGTACGTGGACTTGCTGGTCACGTCGATCCCGTTCGGGAATCACTACGAGTACTCCCTCAACTACGCCGACTTCGGGCACACGGACGACAACGATCACTTCTGGTGGCAGATGGACTACGCCACCCCGGAGTTCTACCGGGTGCTGAAGCCGGGTCGGATCATGGCGGTGCATGTGAAGGATCGGATCCGGTACGGGACGGTGACGGGGGCTGGTTTGCCGACGGTGGCGCCGTTTCATGCGGAGGCGATCGCGCACTATCTGGGGCACGGGTTCGACTTCCTGGGGATGATCACCGTGACGACGGATGTGGTGCGGGAGAACAATCAGACGTACCGGCTCGGGTTCACGAAGATGCTGAAGGACCAGTCGGTGATGGGTGTCGGGTCACCGGAGTATGTGCTGCTGTTCCACAAGCCGCAGTCGGACCGGTCGAAGGGGTGGGCGGACGACCGCATCGTCCACACGTCGGCCGAGTATTCGCTGGCCAGGTGGCAGATCGACGCGGATGCGAAGTGGCGGTCGTCCGGGGACCGGCTGCTCAGCATCGACGAGATGCTCGCTCTGGATCCGGCGACCCGTGACCGGGTGTTCGGGGAGCAGTGGCTTCAGCGGGTGTACGACTTCGGTGAGCATCTCGAGTTGGCGGAGGCGTTGCTGGGGAAGAACCTGCTGCCGTCGCAGTTCGCCTCCATGAGCCCGCCGGTGGACTCTCCCTACATCTGGGATGACATCAACCGTCTGGGGACGCTGAACAGCGAGCAGGGGCGCCGGAACCTGGAGTTCCACATTTGCCCGTTGCAGTTCGACATCGTGGATCGCCTTATCGAGCGGTATTCGATGCCGGGTGAGCTGGTGTTCGACCCGTTCTCTGGCCTGGGGACGGTGCCGTTGAGGGCACGGAAGCTGGGCCGGCGCGGGTACGGGGTGGAGTTGAATCCGGTGTCGCATCGGGATGCGGTGATGTATCAGGCGGAGGAGGACCGGAGGCGGTCGATTCCGACCCTGTTCGATCTGCTCGACGCTGAGGCTGGTGGTGCCGCGTGAGCGCCGAGCTGTTGGCCGCATACGCCGCGATCATCGGGGACTCGGTGAGTAGGTTGTATCAGCGCCCGGCGCACCGGAGGGTGCGGACTCTTCCGCTGTACGACGTCGCCGACGACTGCGGGCATTGGAACGCGGAGCACCAGGATGAGCCGCGCGCGCTCGACCAAGGGGCGATGTCCGCCGCCGAGTACTGGCGGTGTCATGGCACCGATAGCTGGGGCGAGGTGGTGCTCTGCTTCGTCCGTCCTCCGCTGATGGTGGCGCATTCGTGGTGCCCGGTGGATGAGGAGTGGGAGGACGGCGAGATTGAGGCGGCTTGCCGTCGGATGCAGGTGCGTGCCGGGGCGGTGGTGTCTCGGTGAGCGAGGGGCCGATCAGCCGGGAACGTGCCGCGTGGAAGCCGTTGCAGGTGTCCACCCCGGACAACGCGCGGGTGTGTTTCAACGTGGAGGGTCGCGGGTATTGCGGGCGGACGTCGGCGAAGGAGCGGACGGGTGACTGGTCGAAGGTCGTGTGCTGGGACTGTGTCGCTGCGGCGCTCGCTGACGGTATGGAGCTGCCGAAGTCGGTGCACTCGTGAGCGCCCCGTCGAGGGTTCTGTGTGCGGCGGTGGACCGCCGGGATGGGTTCGCTTGCCTGCGGTGCGGGAGGTCGCTGGAGGTCACGTCGGGGTCGCGGCATCACCGGATGCGGCGGAAGGACGGTGGCCACAGCGCCGCGAATCTGGTGCTTCTCTGTGGCAGCGGGACGACGGGCTGTCATGGGCGGGTGCATCAGTTCGTCAGAGAGTCGCGGGCTGACGGGTGGATCATTCCGGCGCTCCGGTCGCCGGAGTTGGACCCGTCGATGGTGCCGGTGAGGTCGCATGCGGGGTGGGTGCAGTTGTTGAACGACGGCACGACGTCGCGGTTGATCGACTCGGTGGCTGTGGCAGTGCTGGTGGGGTACGGGATGCGGGAGGCGGCGTGAAGAAGCACACGCATGTCTGGGTGCACGTCGCGTCGACGGATTGGCGGGGGCGGGCGGTGATCGTGTGCCGGTGCGCGTGCGGGGACACGTTGACCATCGACATACACCGTGGCGCGGACTGCTCCCCACCGCGCGGAAGGCCGCTCGCCGGCGTGACGGTGGCTGCGTGCGGGAGGGGTGTGTGCCGGGGACGTTCGCCGCGCCGGTGCGTCTCGAGGTGAATCACATCGTGCCGCGCAACGGGGCTGGCTACGGGTTCGGGTGTTGGAACCACCAGGACAACTTAGAGACCCTCTGCCACGGGCATCACGTCGAGGTGACGAACGCGCAGCGGGTCGAACGCAAGGCGGTGCAGCGGTCGGAGAGGCACCACGCTGCGCTCGCTCGTGAGGGTTCGGTGCAGCTGGACATGGAGGTGGACGCGTGAGCGAGCAGGGTGTGCCGATCGACGAGGTCACGGCGAAGGACTTCATCATGGTGCGTGCGGCGCTGGTGAAGCGCCTCGGCGGCGCGAACGAGGCGCTCGTGTGGGCCCGCATCGAGTACCGTGCGTCGTCGGCGAAGCACGCGCACGAGACCGGCGACGGGCAGCTCTGGTGGGCTGCCACGCCGGCGACTATCGGAGAAGAAGTGGGGCTCTCCGAGGACCAGGTCAAGTACGCGATCAAGAAGCTGCGGGCCGACGGCTACCTCGTCGCGGAGCAGCATTACGGGTCCGACCGAACCATGGCCTACAGCCCCGTGATCGTTCATCGGGCAGATTTCCCCGATGGGGTTTCATCGGGTGATTCTGCCCCGTCCACAGGGGAAATTTCCACTATCCACGGGGCAGGAATCCCCGATGCTCCTTCTACTGAGACATCTAAGACAGATAAGACAACCCAGGGGCAGCGCTTCGCGCAGCCGTTGTGTGATGTGTTCGCGGCTCAGCTCGATGCGAACGGGGTGAAGTACTCGGTCACGAAGAAGTGGCTAGATGATGCTCGCCTGCTTGTCGATCGCGATGGGCGGAATCCTCACGAGGCGCGCGACCTGATCCGGTGGGCGTGCCGGGATTCGTTCTGGCGGGCGAACATCCTGTCGATGCCGACGTTCCGGAAGCAGTACGACAAGCTGCGGCTCGCGAGGGAACGGGATGGCAGGAAGCGGGGAACGGTCGACAACTCGCGGGACGCGCTCGCGATCCTGCGGGGTCGTCAGGCGCCGTCTGGCCAGAAGTCGGTGGCGTCGTGATCCGTCGTGTGTTCTCGGGCCTGGCGGATGCTCTGCAAGAAACTGTGGCTGAGTTGTCGAATCCCGAGCCGTGGGCGGCCGCTGTGGCTGCCTCCCTCGTGGGTGCCGTCCTGATCCTCCTGGCGGTGACGTCATGACGCCGGAGGATGCCTTGATCCTGGTCACGAAGCTGGCACTGATCGACCCCCGGTTGAAGCGCACCGACCCGACCGACATGGCCGACATGGCGACCGGGTGGTCGGAGGCGTTCACCCTGCATGGGGTGACTCTGGCTGAGGCGCTACCGGTCGCGGTTCGCGTGCAGTCGATGCGGTTGTCGTCGGAGCCCGCTCTGACACCGGGCGACATCATCGCCGCCCTCGGGGTGTCGGACGAGGCGGTGCCGGATCTGACGGCGGCGCATCTGGTGCGGGATCGTGCACGCCAGTTGGAGGCGGCTGGGGTTTCGGAGTCGGACCTGGTGGCTCATCGGGGCGACCCGGACTGGCTCGCCGCTCACTTCCCTGCCCGTGGGCGGCCGTGCGCTGTGTGCGGGGGGACGGGTCAGGTCGGCTGGGCGGGCGACCTCGAAGAGTGCGAAGCGTGCGACGGGTTCGGCGAGGAGAGGGCGGCGATCGATGCCTGAGCGTGTGCAGATGTCGCGGCAGCACCCGTGGCGGGCAGAACACCCGGACGCGGTGATCGTCGCGCGCCCGTCGAAGTGGGGCAACCCGTTCCAGGTTGGCGAGATGGTCACGATCAACACGATGCGCGATCTCTCGGTGATCGAGATGACGCGGCAGATGGCGGTCGCCTGCTACCGCGACGTGATGCGCACCCGGTTGCAGCGCGACCCGGCTGACATGCCCGAGGACGCGGCATGGGTGCAGCAGTGGCACGACGACCTCGCAGCGCTTCGCGGCCGCGACCTCGCGTGCTGGTGTCCACTCGATCAGCCGTGTCATGCGGACGTTCTGCTGGAGCTTGCGAATGGCTGACGAGACGATCCCGCCGCCGACGGATGCGGACGCCCCGGACGAGTTCGGTGGGCAGGAACCGCTGCACGATGTCCCTGCGGAACAGTCCACCCTCGGGGCGATGATGCTGTCGCGTGACGGCACCGAAGTCGACGAGGTCATGGCGACCCTCGAACCGGCAGACTTCTGGCTCCCGAAGCATGAGACCATCGCTCTCGCGATCGGGAGGCTCCGCACAGCCGACAAACCGACGGACGTCATCGCCGTCACCGACGAGCTCTCCCGAACCGGTGATCTGAGCCGTGCGGGCGAAGCGCACTACCTGCACGAGCTGACCAGCGCCACCCCGACCGTGGCCTCGGCCGGGTTCTACGCCGGCGTGGTGAAGGACCGAGCGGTGCGGCGCCGACTGGTGGAGGCATCGGTGCGGCTCGCGGCGATGGGCAACTCGTCCGAAGGGGATCTGTCGGACCTGGTGGCGCGTGCGATAGCTGAAGTCGAATCGATCTACGTCCCGTCCGTGCGTTCGATCCGTCCGATCGGTGAAGGTCTCCCGGACCTGGCGGTGTCGTTGGAGGAGAAGCCGCAATACATTCCGACGGCCTGGTCGTCCCTCGACGTTGAAGTGGGCGGGTTCGCGAAGGGTGAGCTGATCATCATCGCGGCCCGTCCCGGTGACGGGAAGTCGATCCTGCTGCAGCAGGCCGCCATGAAGGCTGCCCGCGTCGGGCATGTGGCGTACATCTCGCTCGAGATGTCTGAGGTCGAGTTGCAGAAGCGGATGGTGGCGAACTACGGCGAGATCAACATGACCGCGCTGAGGAATCACACCCTTTCTCAGCAGGACTGGAACCGTTTCGGGGATGCGATCAAGCAGGTCACCGGAGCGCCCGTGTACGTGCGCGACGAACCCGCCGCGACCATCTCCTCCATCCGGGCCCACGCGCACGCTGTAGCCCGACGGGGACCGTTGGCGATGGTGGTGGTGGACTACCTGCAGCTGGTCGACGGGCCGGGGTCGGATCGCCGAACGATCGTGGATGGGGTGTCGCGGGATCTGAAGCGGCTGGCGAAGTCGTTGAACGTCCCTGTGCTCGCAGCTGCGCAGTTGAACCGAGGCGAAAGGTCCCGTGCGGGGTCCCGCCCGGAGCCGACTCTGCGGGATCTGCGTGAGGCGGGCGGTATCGAGCAGGACGCCGACTGCGTGTTGTTGCTGCACCGGACGGAGAAGTTGCAATCCGAGGTGGCGGTGATCATCGCGAAGAACCGTCACGGCGGTCTGGGGAAGGTGCGTCTGTCGTGGCAGCCGCATTACGCGCGGGTTCTGGATCGCGGGTGGTCCGCGTTCGAGGACCTGCTGGATGGGAAGGGGGAAGCGTGAGCACCATCGCTGTCATCGGGACGTTGGCGGAGGATGCCTGCACCCGCATCGTCGCCGGCACCGATGTCGTCGAGTTGCGGGTGGTGGAGGTCACGAACGGTATCGATGATGCCGGGACCGCGTGGACGGATGATCAACCCCTGACCTGGACGGTGTACGTGCGCGGGGAGCAGAACGTTCTCGCGGCCCGCCTTCAGCAGCATCAGGAGGTGCGGGTCGACGGGAGGGTCAGGAACCTGTGGGGGCGCATCGCGATCGATGACGCGACGGTGTCGCTGCCGCTGGTGGAGATCCCGACCACGGAAGCGAGGGCGTACTGATGGAGATCACGTCTATCGAACCGGACCAGATCACCGACACCTGGTGGAAGGTCACGGGGTTCCGCCTCCGCAGAGCCCTGCTCGAGACTCCCGAGATCGTGCACCTGATGCGCGCCAACCGGGTCCCGTCCGGTGCACCTAGCGGTGAGGGTGCGCTCCCGCTGCAGGAGGTCCCGGTGGATGACGGCGACGCCCTGTACAGCGGCCTGGTGGCGTGGTCGTGGTTCTTCGCCGGAGAGTTGGACCTGCAACCCCCGGTGTCGGCGGTGGCCGGTTGGCATATCGCCAACGGGGACGTGCACGGGTTCCATGCTGCGGTGTCGGCGCGTGAAGCGAAGGCCCTGACCGCAGCGGTCACCTCGTGGCTGGTCAGGTACCAGGGGCGGATCATCGAGCACGAGTCGGCGCTCCGGTATGTGCAGGCGGTCCTGCCGGAGCTGCACCGGATGCGGGGACGGTACCCGACGACACCTACGAAGCGGCGGGAGGACCGGGCGCAGGTGTGTCCGATCTGCGGGGAGGCGGCTCTGTTCGCGGAGTGGTTCGACCCGGAGGACCCGAACGCGGTGCGGATCTGGTGCTTCCCCGTGTTCGGCGGGTGCGGGTCGGAGACGGATGTGCTGCTGGCGGCGTCGGGCAAAACGCGGCGCCGGTTGGAGGCTGTGGCCGCTTTCGTGGACGAGCAGGAACGGGTGTCGGATGAGCGCGACCTGGATCCGGACCTGGATGAGGATCTGGCGATGTGGCATGCAAGGGAGGCGAAGGTGCGCGAGCTGATGAAGCACGATCCGCGGATGGATCGGCAGGACGCGTTGGACAAGGTCGGCAGGATGCGTGGCCGTACGAAACCGAATGGAGTAGCTGAATGACCGTCAACCGAATTGCACCGAAGCTGTACAACTGGGCGTCGATATTGCAGGACAACACGCGTGAGCAGGCCGAACGTGCCTCCATGATGCCGTTCATCTTCCCGCACCTGGCACTCATGCCCGACGCCCATTTGGGGAAGGGTGCGACGGTCGGGTCAGTGATCCCGACCTTGGGTGCGATCATGCCCGCTGCGGTCGGTGTGGATATCGGGTGCGGCATGATCGCGGTGCGGACTCAGTACGTCGCGTCTGATCTGCCGGAGGATCGGAAGCCGCTGCGTGTAGCGATCGAGGAGGCCGTGCCGCTCTCGGCAGGGAAGTACAACGGGTCGATCACAGAGACCGCGCAGGCACGGATTTCCGATCTCGAGGAACGCGCCGGGTGGGCCAAGTTCGATCCTGCCGACCGTTCCCCGAACTGGCGTGATCAGCTCGGTTCGCTCGGGTCGGGGAATCACTTCATCGAGGTGTCTCTGGACGAAGAGGATCGGGTGTGGCTGTTCCTGCACTCTGGGTCTCGAGGCGTAGGGAACAAGATCGCCGTCGACCACATCAAGACTGCTCAGGCATTCTGCGAGAAGAACTGGATCGTGCTGCCCGACCCGGACCTTGCCTATCTTGTCGAGGGATCACCGGAGTTCACCCGGTACATCCGTGAACTGCGGTGGGCGCAACACTTTGCTCTCCTGAACCGCGAGGAAATGATGGACCGTCTCGTCTTGGCTTTCGAGAGGTGGATGGGCGGCACGATCCAGCCGTCTGAGGTGGTGAACTGCCACCACAACTACACCGAGCGGGAACGGCACTACGGCAAGGACGTGTGGCTCTCACGCAAGGGCGCGATCGACGCGACCGCGGGAACTCTGGGGTTGGTGCCCGGTTCGATGGGCACCCGCTCATACGTGGTCGAAGGTCTCGGTAACCAACTGTCGTTCAACTCGTCCCCGCACGGAGCCGGGCGGGAGCATTCCCGGTCTGCTGCCCGCAAGGTTTTCACTCGCGAGCAGTTGGAGGCGTCGATGGAAGGTATCGAGTGGTCGCACTCGGATGCGTTCCGTGACGAGATTCCTGGCGCGTACAAGGACATCGACGTTGTCATGGAGGACGCGAAGGACCTGGTGACGATCCGGCACACACTCCGGCAGATCATCAACGTCAAGGGCGACTGACCCTGTGCTCCGCGAGGATGACGTGCGGGCGGAACTCGCCACAAGGGAACGCCTACTCGTCACCGAAGCTGCGTTCCTGTATCGCCGGGGTCGCCGCACGATCTACAACTGGATCGACCATGGCCTCCCGGCCGTGAAAGCCCGCGGCCGCACCTGGGTGAAACGCGTCGACGTGGCTTCCTGGATCGCGACACACAACACGCACCGCGCGCGCTCCAGACGAAATGGCACAACATGAGTTAGCATCCTGCTATACGCAGGTGCGCACCCAGAGCCCAGAAGGGCCGGGTGCGTTTCTCGTTTCGGCCTCGTGTTCGGACTTCTGTGGTGGAGGGTCGTCGGGGTTCGTGATGCGCGCAGCGTCCTCGGTCTAGCCTCAGCGCGCAGGCGGGAATCGACCGAGGACGCGACCCCGAGGAGGTGATGCCAGGTGGCCGATAACCCGTTGCACGTCGACGTGGTCGCGAACCCGAAGCCGGGGACGCGCGGCTACCTGTAGCGCTCAAGTGGTACTGGACCAAGGGCCCCGGCCTGGCGAAGTGGGTGAAGTCGCCGCACCCGTACACGGCGCTGAAAAGGCACCTGCGCGGCAAGGTGCCGGCCGCCTACCTCGATCGCACGGTCGCGCAGTGGTTCCACGACGTCTTCGGCTACTGGCCGGGCGAGCGCAAAGGGAAGAATCCGGTCGGACCGGGCTGATCGGAGGTCCAGGATGGACGAGGACGAGGACACTCGCCACTGGCACACCCCAGCTCTTGACCAGGCCCGCGACGAGATCGCACGTGCGATCACCGCGTATGCCGCCGAACTGGCGCGGCAGGACAGCGAAGAGGCTCCCATCATCGTCGGGTGGGTGGTCGCCTACGAGGGAACCAGCATCGAACTCGAGCAGGCCGATCAGGCTCAGAGGCAGACCATCGTGCCCAACGGGCAGACAATCTCAGCGTCGGTCGGCCTCGGCACCTATGCCTCGCGGCACTGGGACTGATGCCCGGCTTCGAGGGCAGCGACCGCCGCCGCACACTACCCGCGGACTGGCCCACGATCGTGAAGCGGATCCTGATCCGGGACCACCACCGCTGCCAGCACATCCGCGAGGACACGCAACGGAAGTGCGGCCGCCGAGCATCCGACGTCGACCACATCATCTCGTACAAGCAGGGCGGCACCGACGACGACTCCAACCTGCAAGCGCTGTGCGCGTACCACCACGGGAAGAAGACCGGACGCGAAGGCGGCACCGCCTCAGGCAGAGCACGCGCCGCACGCCGCACCGCCGAGCAGCCGGTACACCCGGGACTCCTCACCGAACGCCCGCCCCTAGAGCCACCAGCACCCTTCTGAGTACCCTTAGGACATGCCCTTCGAGACGTTCGTCCGCCCCTCCCGCGGTGGCTGGCGCGCAACCGGAGGGGCCGTCGCCGCGGGCCTCAGGAAGAGAGCCGACGCCGGAGGCACCGTAGGACGACTCCCCTCCGAAACCCTCAACCACGTCTACCGCGACATCATCCAGTGGGCAGACGAGGGCAAGGGCTGGAGCGAGATCGCACGCCTCCTCAACGACAGGGGCGACAGACGAGCCAAGGGCGGCTCGTTCACCCCCGCGACGGTCCACAAGATGGCGCACAGCCGCACCGCCGAGCGACTCCGCATCAACAACACCTGACCCCCGGCAGGGACCCCTCCCCCCACCTCCCCTCCCGGATCGCTTCGCGTTCTGCTGGACGCGGTGCGCAGGGGTTTCCAGGAGTTTGGCGCTCGGGGTGCGCGAGGCCGGTCTGCCCAATGATCTTCTGGCCTCGTGGCCGGTTGTCGCTCGCTGCGAAGTGCCGAGTGAAACTGCTCCAACCTGCCGTCGACCGTTCGGGTCGGTGGCCTCCGATCTGGAGGATGCCCGATGGGTGCACGTGGTCCGAAGGCCGCTGAGACGCACACGCGTTCGCGGAACGACAAGAAGCAGATCGTGCTCGTGTCGGATGGGAAGCAGCGCGGCATCGCGCTGCCCCAGCTGAGGATCGGCGGGAAGGTCGTCGCCTGGCACCCGCGGACGGTCGCGTGGTGGAACGCGTGGCGGAAGTCGCCGCAGGCTCTCCACATGATGACCGAGCCGGACTGGCAGTACCTGCTGACGACGGCCCGGATTCATCACGAGTTCTGGTCGTCAGGCCGGTGGGAGCTCGCGGCGGAGCTGCGGCTGCGCGAGAAGGAGTTCGGCGCGACGCCGGAGGCTCGCGCGCGCATGGGTGTGCAGATCGGCACGGGGCTCCCGGACAACACCCCCGGCACGAAGAAGGCCGCGGCGAAGCAGCCTGACAACGTGTCCCAGATCGATCCGGCTCGGCGGAAGCGCGTCGCGGCGCAGGGCGCCTGATGCCGCGGCGGTTGATCACCGCCCCCGACCACAGTCGCTCCCGTTCGCTCGGCAACCTCGTTACGTGGTGGATTGAGACGTTCACCGTCCACGGCCCCGGCGCGGTCGTCGGGCAGCGCGTGTCGTTGACGGACGAGTACTTCGGCTTCTTGCTCGACGCGTACGCGCTGAGCCCGATCGGTCGACGCTTGTACGACTCGGGATTCCTCTCCCGCCCGAAGGGCTGTGACAAGTCTGGCCTCGCGGCGAAGATCGCGCTCGCCGAGGCGTTCGGACCGGTCCGCTTCGCGGGGTGGGCCAAGGGCGGCGAAACGTACGAGTTCCTGGGTCGGGTCTACCGGTACTCCAAGGGCGAGCCGATGGGCCGCACGGTCAAGTCGCCGTTCGTCCGGATCCTCGCGACCGAGGAGGAGCAGACCGGCAATACGTTCGCGACGATCCATTACAACCTGACGGACTCGCGCGCGCCGCTGTTCGACCTCCAGGCGTGGGGCGTCGTGCCTGGCCTGTCGAAGGTCGTCATCCCCGGCGGCGGCTCGATCGTCCGATCGACAGCGGGTGCGGCGTCGAAGGACGGCGGGCTGGAGACCTTCGCGGTCTTCGACGAGACGCACCTGTACATCACGCCGCAGCTGCGCGAGATGTACAACACCGTCACCGAGAACCTCGGCAAGCGCGCGATGGACGCGGAGCCGTGGTTCCTGGAGACGACGACGATGTTCGGGCCCGGCGAGGAGTCGGTTGCGGAACGCACGATCGAGTACTCGGAGATGATCGAGGAGGGCCTGGCCCGCAAGCCGCGGGCGCTGATCGATCACCGTTGGGGCGAGATCAGCGACAAGGACTTCCGGGACGAGGCGAAGCTCGCCGACGCGTTCCGTGAGGCATACGGTGACGCGATCGCGTGGAACCCGGTCGAGTATCTGATCGAGCGCGCGTACGATCCGCGCCGTCCGGTCGCTCGCACCCGCCGTTACCGCCTGAATGCGGTCACAGCATCCGAGAACGCGTGGCTGCAGCCGGAGGACTGGTCGGCGCGCGGGATCCGTGCGCGCCGCGGCGTCGCGCAGCGGCTGAAGCTGGCGTGGGACTTCGTGCGGCCGTGGCGGGGCGACAAGATCACGCTCGGGTTCGACGGTTCGCTCACGAACGACGCGACCGCGCTGATCGCATGCCGCGTGAAGGACCGCTACCTCTTCCCGCTGCACATCCAGCAGAAGCCCGACACCGCGCCGACGCCGAACGCTCCCGAGTGGGAGGTCGACCAGGCTGCCGTCGATGCCGCAGTCGCTGCAGCGTTCAAGAAGTTCAAGGTCGTCGGGTTCTACGCGGACCCGCCGTATTGGCAGGACTTCGTGCGTACGTGGGACAAAGAGCATGGCGACGCGCTCGAGGTGAAGGCTGGGCCGAAGAACGCGATCGCGTGGTACACGAAGCGCGATGTGCAGATGGCCGCCGCGCTCGAGTTGTTGGAGACGGCGATCTCGTCCGGGACGATGGCGCACGATGACGACTCGAAGTTGGGTCGTATCATGACGCGGCACTTCCTGAACGCGCGACGTTGGGAGCGCCGCGGCGGCACGGTGATCGGCAAGGAGAAGAAGAACTCGCCGAAGAAGATCGACGCTGCGGTCGCCGGCGCGCTCGCTTTCCAGGCGTGTGCCGACTACCTCGCGAAGAAGCCCGTCGACGAACCCGACTTCGTGCCGTTCGCCGTCCGATGATCCGAAGGGGTGCTCATGCTGCTCGACGACACGGGCACCCCCGGATCCGACGACTGGTGCGTCACGGAACTCGCGAAGAAGTTCGGCGCGGGGCTCCCGCGGCTGTACGAGCTGCGGTCGCACGTCGACGGTACCGCGCTTCTCCCGATCAACGGGGCCATGAGCGCGAGCCAGCGCGAGGCCTACCTGCGCTTCGTCCGTCGCGCGCGGCTCACGATCGGCGACACCGCGGTGAAGGCGCGCGTCAACCGCCGCAAGGTCCTCGGATTCCGCACCGCGGCGCCGGGCGACTTGCTCGGTGACGCCGCAGCGATGGCGAACTGGACGCGCTCGAAGATGAAGGTCGGGTCGAAGGATCTCTTTACCGACGAGGCAACGTACGGCACGGGCTACCTGGTGATGTCCGGCCCCGTCCGTCCGTCGGCGGACGCGCGCCCGATGATGATCCGGATCTCGCCCTGGGGCGCGATCTCGGAGCAGTCGTCGGTCGAGCCGTGGCTCACGGAGTACGGCGCGACCTTCGGCTACGACCCGGTCGGGCAGGTCGACGTGATCACGCTCTACCGCCCCGGCTACATTCGGGTCGCCGTGCGCGAGGCGAAGAGCCACAGCCGCATCCCGTCTGACGGCAAGCGGTGGACCCCCGGTCGTGGCTGGGCGTGGACGACTGACGGGCCGGTTCCGCTGGGCTACACCCGCGACAACGCGATGGTCCAGTTCTCGGGCGAGAACGGTAAAGGCATCTTCGAGGCCGAGCTCGGCACTCTGGAGCGGATCAACCACGGCATCCTGGAACGGCTCACCGTCGTCGCGATGCAGGCGTTCCGCCAGCGTGCGATCGAGGGCAAGCTGCCGAAGGTCTGGCCGGCCGACCACCCGCAGGCGGGGCAGACGATCGACTACGACGAGCTGTTCTCCGCGGGCCCCGCCGCGCTGTGGATGCTCCCCGAGGGAGCGAAGGTGTGGGAGTCGGCCGTCACCGACACCACGCCGCTCATCGCCGGGTCGAAGTTCGACGTCACCATGTTCGCCGCGAACACCGGGACGCCCCTGTACACGCTGATGCCCGACGCGAACAACGTCGCCGCTGGCGCCGCGGACCTCGCGCGCGAGGGCATCGTGTTCGCGGTCGAGGATCAGAACGAGCGGGACGAGGTGCCGATTGCGCTGGCGCAGAGCCTGAACTTCCAGGCACTCGGCGACACGGTGCGGTCCGACCCTGATCAGATCGAAGTGATCTGGAAGTCGGTCGCGCGGCTCTCGCTCGCCGAGCAGGCGCAGGCTGCTGCGCAGGCGAAGGCTGGCGGGATGTCGCAGCGCCTGATCGACGAGCGCATCTGGCAGCTCAGCCCGTCCGAGATCGCGCAGGCGCGACAGGATCGCTCCGACGAGGCGTTCGAGGCGGCCGTACCCACTCCGGCACCGACGGGAGCGTAGCTCGTGGCGACGATGCAGGGTCTGCAGACGGCATCGGACAAGCACGTCACGCAGCGTCGCTCCATCCTCGAGAAGTTGCTCCGCGCCCTCTTCGGGCTCTGGGCGGACTTCGACCGGTGGGACGACGAAGACGTGGTCGCGGGAATGGCTGCGCGCTCGGCGACGCTCGTGAACAGCGCCGTCGCCGAGGTGCGTCGCACTCAGCGGAGCTACCTCGGCTCGGTGCTGAACGGGTTCGGCATCGACACCTCGCAGCTGCCGTCGGTGATCGAGTCCTACCCGCGCGCGAACACCTTCACGTCGCAGGTCTACTCGCGGCCCGTCGAGCAGTTCATCTGGGCGCGGCGGAACGGCGGCACGCTCGCCGAGTCAAGGGAGGCGTTCGAGCAGCGCCTGCGCGAGATCGCTCAGGCGGACATGCTCGTCGCCGAACGCGAGGAATCGCAGCGCGTCTACGCCGCGTCGCCGCGCGTGATTGGTCACCGCCGGATCATCCACCCGGAGAAGTCCGAATCCGGGTTCTCGTGTGGCCTCTGCGTTGTCGCGGCGACGCGGATCTACTCGACCTCAGAGCTGCAGGCAATCCACGGCGGGTGCAACTGCGACTCCGCGCCCGTCACGGCCGAGTCGGATCCGGGGCTGTCGCTGAACGAGAACGACCTGAAGGAGTTCTACAACGCCGCCGGGTCGACGGCCGCAGAGGACCTGATCAACACGCGCGTGCGCTACGTCGAGCACGGCGAGCTCGGTCCGATCCTCGTGAAGCAGGGCGACCACTTCCGCACGCCGGAAGAGGCCGGTCGCCCGAAGTGGGAGCCGTCCACGCCGGAGTCGCGTCGCGCCGCGACGCTCGCCGAGCTGGACGACCTGACGGCGAAGATCGCATCGGCTCAGCAGCGGTACGACGACATGGTCGCGACGCGGCCGGAGACGCTCACCCCGAACTCTCCCCTGAGCGACGAGCGCGTGGCGCTGTTCCGCTCGCTCAACTACATGCGCGAGCTCGCCGCTGCGCTGAACGTGCGGCTGACTCGCGAGTAGACCACCGGCACCAGCCGGGACCCTGTCACCGATCTGGTGATGGCCTCAACTCTCCGTTCCGGAGGAAGGAAGCATCCATGTTCACAATCGACGCATTCGGCCAGCGCGTTCTGTGCTCGCCGCGTCTCAGCTTCATGGCGCCCAAGGCCGCACCCAGCGGGAGCGGCGGGGGGAAGAAGGACGAGGAGGACCCGAAGGGCGTGGAGCTCGACGGTGAGACCTTCGACTTCCCGGAGAAGACCGCCGTCGCGGACATGACTCCGGAGCAGGCCGCCGAGTACTGGCGGCATCAGGCCAAGAAGCAGCAGAAGCTCGCGAAGGACGCCAAGCCGGCGGACTACGAGACCCTGCAGCAGAAGGCCGCACGTCTCGACAAGCTCGAGACGAAGAAGCTGCCTAAGGAGCAGCGTCAGCACCAGCGCGACGTCGAAGAGGCTCGCCGCGACGGCGAGAACATCGGCGCGCAACGCTACCTCAAGGAAGCGATCATCGGTCGCGTCCAGGGGATCACCGGCCTGAGCGACGAGGACCTCGCGGACCACGTCGCGGCGATCGATCCCAACTTCTTCGTCGACGGAGAGGGCAACCTCGACGCCGAGAAGATCACCAAGTTCGCCACCCCGCTCGTTCAGGGCGGAAGCGGAGGGGGCCACGGCCCCGATCCCGTTCGGGACAGCCAGCGTCGCCAGCAGCCGAACGGCAGCGGCGGGGCGGGCGGCCAGTCGATGAAGGAGCGCCGCGAGGCGACCCGTGACCGGCTGACGAAGAAGAGCACATCCGACAACTAACTGGAGGACAACATGGACCTGCGTGTCCGTACCACCCCCGGTGCCCCGGTCGCGGATCACTCGTGGCTCGCTGGTGACAGCGCCGCCTTCGACAACGCGCAGTCGGGCACCCTCGATGTCTCGGAGTTCACCTCCGGGACCCACTACGACACCACCTCGAAGGTGATGCCCGCGGGCGTCGCCCTCGCCGAGGTCGGCGGCGTACTGGTGCCGTTCGCTCCCGCGGCGGAGGCCCAGACCATCCAGGTGACCGGTTCCCCGACGGGCGGCGACTTCGCGCTGTCTGTCAACGGGGAGGTCACTGGGGCGATCGCGTACAACGCGGACGCTGAGGCGGTGCAGACGGCGCTGGAGGCGCTGTCGAACATCGCCGTCGGCGACGTGACCGTGACGGGCACGACGACCAAGACGATCACCTTCGGGGGAGCGTACTCGGGGGTCAACGTGCCGACGATCCTCCTCGCGGACAACGGTCTCACGGGTGGCTCGTCGCCTTCCGTGACGATCGCTTCCAGCGCGGAGGGCGGCTCGCAGGACCTCTTCGGGTTCCTCGCGTACCCCGAGCCGCTGCTCGGTTCCGATGGTGTCCTCGCCGAGGTCGCGGCGGTCGCCGTGATCGTCGACGCGACCATCATCCCGTCCAAGCTGCCCGTCACGGCGCAGCGCACCATCGGCAAGAACACGCCCACCACGGGCAAGTTCGGCTTCGTGAACCGCTAGGAGGCGAGACGACATGGGTATCTACAACGGAACCATCAGGACCGCCGACGAGCTGTCCGCGGAGGCACGCGGTGCCGCGGACGCGGTCGAGGCGGGCGACCTGCTCTGCACCCTGCTGCCGAGCATCGAGACCGAGGACCTCGACTACGACCTCTCGGCGGGTGAGCAGTCGCTGCCGAAGTCGGCGTCGTTCCGCGCCTACGACGCCACGGCGCCGTACGGCAAGGAGACGACGGTCGGGTCGAAGAAGGGCAGCCTGCCGGCGTCGAGCGTGAAGTTCGCGCTCGGTGAGCTCGCGAAGCTCCGGCTCCGTGGTGCTTCGGACGACGCGATCGGTGCGGACCTCGAGCGGAAGGCCCGCACCGCGGGTCAGTCGATCGCGATCCGGTCGATCCTCGCCCGCGGTGAGGCGCTCTCCACGGGCGCGGTCACGATGTCGGGCGAGAACGGGCTCACGCTCGAGATCGACTTCGGCCGTGACGCGACGCTCAGCGCGAGTGTCGGAACGACCTGGTCGAACATCGCCGCTCCGGCGTACGCCGACTTGCTCGCGGGCATTGCCGCGTATCGCGCCGTCAACGGTGGGGACCCGCGCGGCGCCGTCGCGTCCTCGCAGATCCTGAACGATCTGTCTCTGAACACCGGCTTCATCAACCAGGCCAAGGGCCGCGACGACTCAGGCCTCACGCGCATCACGCGCCGTGAGGTGCTGGATGTCCTCCGCGACCTCGGCCTCAGCGATGTCCGGGTGTACGACGAGCAGTACGTCAACCCGGCCGGCGCCACCGTGCGTCCGATCGCGGCGGACAAGCTGCTTCTCGTCGGATCGTTCGACGGCGGCTTCGGGGACACCGGCCCGCTCGGCGTCACCCAGTGGGGTGTCCCGGCGGAGGCGCTGAACGAGGCCTACGGGATCTCGGACAGCGACCGCCCGGGCATCTTCGCTGGCCAGTTCGACCGGACCGACCCGGAGGGCAGCGACGTGCTCGGCTCGTCGATCTTCCTGCCCATCCCGGACGTCAACAAGGTCTACGACCTGGACACGCGCGTCTGATGGCGCGGCTCGGCAGGACGGTCTACATCACGCGTGACGACAACACCGTCGCGCGTCTCAACCCCGGCGACGAGGTCCCCGCCGACCTGGCGGGCCACTTCGTCTCCGAGTTCGAGACCCACCGCGCCTTCGCCGACGGTGCTCCGGCTCAGTCCGTCTCCGCTTCGGCGGCGGCGGGCGAGTCGGGGTCCGGCGAGCAGGGCGAAGAGCAGGGCGACGGGTACGAGGGTCTGGACTACCAGGCCCTGAAGGCTCTCGCCAAGCAGCGCGAACTGCCGCAGGACGGCAAGGCCGCGGACCTGATCGCGCGTCTCCGCGAGGACGACGCCGAGAAGGCGGGCGAGTCGGGGTCCGGCGAGCAGGGCGAAGAGCAGAGCGAGGAGTGAGCCGATGGCATCCGTGACCGTCAGCTCGGACGACGTCGCCAAACGTTACGAGGGCGATCTGTCGTCCGAGTTCCGCGAGGACTACGTCGCCGAGAAGATCGCGGATGCCGTCGACCTCGCCGACACCCGCTGGGGGGCCGCGATCAACTCGCGGCTCCTCAGCGGTGCTCTCACCGAGCGCACCTACAAGCGCGTGATCTGCGACGCTGTGCTCCGGGTGCTCCGGAACCCGGATGGCTGGGTGTCGGAGTCCGAAGGCGGAGCTTCCGGGTCCCGCCGCGCGTCCGTCGCGTCCGGTGACCTCTGGTTTACCGAGGCGGACGAGGAGAAGCTGACCGGGATCCTCAACGGGCCTGCCGCGCCGGGAACGGTGAGCATCGGCCTCGATCGAGGCTGGGCCTGATGGCGCGAACTCGACACACCGTAGTAGTGCAGCGCACCAAAGAAGTCCGCGGCAGCGCCGGTCAGCGCGAGCGGGAGAACGACGGCGACCCGATTCCGCTGCGCGGCAACATGCACGAGCTCGACGCCGAAGAGATCCAGTTCTGGGGTGACCGGCAGCGCGTCACGAAGAAGTTCTTCTACTACGGCAAGACCTGGCCGGGGGACATCTTCTCCAAGATCACGTTCGACGGCAGCGACTGGGATCAAGTCGCGCCAGCGAAGATGTTCGGCTTCACCCGAAAGCACATCGAGGTCATTCTGCGCGAGAGGTGAGGACGTGGCGACGGTCTATCGGAACGCGGGCATCGAGGCCGCGCGCATCGCGGGCAACTCTGCCGAGATGGACCGCGTCGCATCCAAGCTCGCCGCCCTCGCCAGCGCGCAGGGCGTCGAGCCGGTCCGCGTCCGCAACGTCGCCGGTCGCCGAGGTGTACGCGACCGCGTCGTCGAGTCGCTCGACCCGCTCGAGGTGCCGAAGGAGTTCGGCCACGTGATCCGCAACGAGGCGGGTGGCCCGGTGCTCGGTTATGTGCAGGGTCTGCATCGGATGCAGCGGGCGTGGAAGCGGATGCCGGGGACAGGGTCATGATCGATGCCGAGCAGTACTTGGACAAGCTGTGGTCGGCGTCGTTCGTGGCGTCCCCGCTGATGATCCACGGCACGGGAACTGATGTGTGGGTGGCGCCCGACATCGACGTCAACGTCCTCGATGAGCTGCCCGCGCTGACCTGGAACTTGACCGGTGACGGGGATGCTGCGCAGGGTCCTGGTGCTGAGGGCTTCCTGCTGACGACCAACGTCTTCGGTGAGGGGATGGATCAGGCGAAGGCGACCGCGATGCATGTGGACGACGTCGTGCTCGCCTGGTTCGAGGACCCCTGGGCGACCGCGGTCGAGTTCGACGGGGTCCGGGTGGTCGTGTCCGAAGGTGAACGGATCGACACCCCGACACGTGCGGCGGCGGCGATGATCGACGGCCGCAACGTCGTCCAGTACTCGGGCAGCTACCGGCTTCTGCTGCGCAGCTGACCCTCTTTATTCCTCCGGCGCCCATCAGGGGCGGGTCCGCAGACCAGAAATGGAGGAACGCGCATGGGCGCGAACAAGAGCGCGACGATCGTGCCCGGCCACGGGACTCTGTTCGTCGCCGACACGGATGCCGACTTCCCGGCCGACTGGACCGATTTCGCCCTCACGGGTGATGCGCCGACGGACTGGACGAACCTCGGCCACACCTCGAAGGGCAACCAGCCTGCCTTCTCGCGCGAAGGCGGCGACAAGACCGTCCTGGACTCCTGGCTGGCGGATGGTGTCGAGGTGGTCTACGCGACCGAGCAGTGGGCTCTGGGGGTGAACTCGCTGCAGGTCGACCAGGACAGCCTGGATCTCGCGTTCGGCGGCTTCTTCGACACGGACGGCGCCTACGTGGTTCCGTCGTCCAACGCGGGGCTGGACAAGCAGTTGTTTCTACTCGCTACGGACGGCACCGGATCCCTCGGGTTCTGGATGCCCAGTACCTCGTGCAAGCTCGGGGATGCCCCGTCGATCGACGCGGCCAACTTCTTCGAGCTGCCCATCTCGGCGTCGATCCTGTCGGCCGACACGAGCGTGATCCCCGCGAACGAGGCGGGTGTGGCGGCGCTGATGAAGATCTACAAGACGGGGCTCGCGCCGTCGATCCCGAAGATCAAGGCGCTGAAGGACGTCAGCGGCACCGTGATCACCTCTGGTGCAGCCGGCTCCCTGGTCGTGATCGAGGGAACCGGGTTCGACACCGTCACGGGCGCCACCGGGGTCAAGTTCGGCACCACGAATGCGGACAGCTACTACGTCGCAGGTGGCGTGATCGTCGCGGTTGTCCCGACCGGTTCGGGTTCGAACCCGATCAAGGTCACCAACTCGACGGGTGCGTCGGAGACGGCCGCGTTCTCCATCTCCTGATCCTTCCGATCCTCCCTGCCCGGCTCTGGACTCTGCGGACCGGCCGGGCAGGGAGCTTCATCACTGTTGGTCCGCAGAGCAGAGAGAAGGTCCGCAACCATGGATATCCCCGAAGGCGCCCGCGCCCCGCAGGATCATCGTTCCCCGGCTGAGGAGCCGGAGGTCGAGGATGATGCGCTTCTGGCTGACATGCCGGAGCTGATTCCTCCGACGAAGCTGCGCCCGCGGAAGCGGAATGGCATTTTCAAGCTCGCGCTGAAACTGCGCGACCAGATCGGTGACGCCACCGACTTGGACTTCAACTCCCTCGACGGCGCGACCCTCGGAGCCGTGCTGGACGTGTTCGCTGAGGTGGATGAGTTCGCTGAGACGATCGCGGTCGATCCGGCAGCGTACGTGGAGTGGGCTGGTAGCGCCTCGTACGACCAGTTCGCCGCGATCCTCGGACGGTACGCGAGCGCAGTGGGGGAATCCGGCGGCTCCTCGAGCTAGACGAGAAGTACGGGGATGCTCTCACCGCCGACTTTCGCATCATGTGCGGAGGGGCGCGATGGAAGGACTACGTCGCGTTGCCTGACGGTGAGAGCGTCCACGAGGCTCTCGTGCTCGCGGAGCATCTTGCGGCTAGACCCGATTCCCATTTCTCCGCGGAGTTGTCGGGTGGGCAGCAGTTCCTCGGGTGGGGTCATGAGCAGCAGATCGCGGCTGATACTCGGGATCTGCTGCTCGCGCTGATCGCTGGTCTGGGTGGTAAGTCGCTGGGGCCGGATGACCTGTACCCGCGCCCACAGGCCGTGGCTCCGGTCGAGGAGGTGGGCACGGTCGCGGAGTTCGACGTCGCGGCCTTCATGCGGAGGCTGGCGGGATCCTAGGAGGCTGATGTGGCGCGTCCTGGGGGCAAGGAAGTCGGTCGCGTCAACATCCGTGCCGTGCCGGATGGGACGAAGTTCCGTCGTGACCTGAAGGTCATGCTCGACCGGGTCGAGCGGACAGTCGATCTGAGCCTCCCGGTGACCGCAGATACACGGTTCGCGGATTCGGCGTTGCAGCGGTTCCAGAAGGAGTGGAACGGTCAGCAGGTCACTCTGGGTGCCGGGGTAGCGACGTCGGGGGCACGAGCGTCGCTCGCGCTGCTGACCCGTCCCCGGTTCGTGGAACTGATCGTGCGGGTGTCGAAGGCATCGGCGGTCAAGGCCGCTGCGGTCATCTCAGCGCTGTCGGGGTTGCGGGTCACCGGCGACCTGATCGACAAGGTCGTGAAGAAGCTCGGGAACCTGGACCGGGCGTTGCCGAAGATCGCACTGGTGGCCGCCTCGGTCTCGAGCGCCTTGGCGCTGGTTCTGTCTTCGATCGGTGGCCTGACCACCCTGGGCAACGGGCTGGGTCAGATCTTCGGCCTCCTCGCTGTTCTCCCCGCGTCGCTGGCCGGCGCCGCATCTGGCGGTGTAGCACTGGGCCTGGCGCTGGTCGATGTCAAGAAGCAGCTCGGCAGCCTCGCGCCGGGCTTCAAGCGCCTGCAGGACAACGTATCGGCGTCGTTCTGGGCGCAGGCCCGGAAGCCGATCATCGACTTCGTCAACCGGACCCTCCCGCAGGTGGATACGGGGTTGCAGCGCACCGCCTCAGCAGTGGGTCGGTGGACCCGCAACATTCTGTCGTCGCTTCAGCAGGCATTCGGCGGTGCCCGGATCCAGGCGATGTTCGACAGCCTCGTCACCGCGATCAATATCGCGTCGACGGGTGCTCAGGGGTTCGTGCAGATCATCGCGGTGCTCGGTCAGGTGGGCGGGTCGTACCTGCCCAGGCTGGCGCAGTGGGTCGCTGACCTGTCGAATCAGTTCGGCGCCTACCTGCTCCAGATCGAGGCATCGGGTGAGCTGACCCGGATCATCGACTCCGCGATCACGGGCGCGCAACTGCTGGGTTCGTCACTCGGGTCGATCCTGTCGATCCTCGGCGGGATCTCGTCCGCGGCGGAGTCCGCCGGTGGCGGGGGGTTGGCGTCGTTCGCGGCCATTCTGGCGAGCATCGCGGCGGCCGTGAACTCGCCGGCGTTCCAGACGACGCTGGCGACGATCTTCTCCGGTGCGGCTTCTGGGGTTTCGGGTCTGGCTGATGCGTTGCAGCCGATCGGGCAGATGCTGTCCACGCTGGCGCCGATCATCTCCAACATCCTGGCTGGTGCTGGTGCGACGGTCGGGTCGATCCTGGGGCAGATCGCGACGGCGCTACAGTCTCCGGCGTTCCAGACCGGGCTGGGGGTGTTCTTCGAGGGTCTCCTCGATGGGCTGAACGCTGTGGCGCCTGCCCTTCCTGCGCTGGCGGATGCGTTGGGGGCGTTCCTCAGCTTCGCGGGCCGGCTGGCATCGTCCCTCGGCCCGGTGCTGGGTGCGGCCCTGCAGGCCCTGGCGCCTGTGTTCATCGAGTTGCTGTCCGCGATCGATCCGTCAATCCTGGGCGACGCGCTCGTCGAGGCCTTCCAGAACCTCGCCCCCAGTTTGCTCGAGCTCGCCCAAGTCATCGCGCCGCTGCTTCCTGACCTCCTGCAGCTGGTCGCTGATCTCTTGCCGCAGTGGGTGCTGTACATAAGGTCGGCGTCGAACGTCCTTCAGGCGCTGATGCCGGTCCTTACCCCTGTGCTCGATGGACTGACCTACCTTTCCGGTCTGGCGGCCGGGCTGTTCGAGTTCGGCAATGCCCTGCTGAACGGTGCGACTTCGGGAGAGGCCGCCTTGGGCGTCCTGGGTGGGAAGTTCGGTCCTGAACTTCAGGCACTGGGAAGCACCTTCACCCGGACCTTGGCTTTGGTTCAGGCGTTCTTCCGGGGGATCGGTGACGCGGTGACGGCGTTGGTCGGCTGGTGGGGTGCCACCTGGGATACGGTCTCGGGAGCCTTCTCAGCCGCCTGGAACGGCATCATCGCGGCGGGCAAGGGTGCGTTCAACATCCTCGCCGGTCTTGCCGAGGGTCTCGTGAACTCCCTGATCGATGGGATCAACGGGCTGCTGTCCGGGCTTCGCACTGTGCTGCAGGGGCTGAAGCAGGCGACGGGCATCGATCTCACCTTCCAGAAGATGCCGCACGTGCGGCTCCCTCGTCTGGAGGTCGGCGCCGACATCCTTCCGCGGGTGGGTGGGACGGCGGCGATCCTCGCTGAGGGTGGCCGGCCGGAGACGGTGACGGATCTGGGGCGCACGAACAGGCTGATCGCGTTGGCGAACCGACTCGCCGAGCAGGCTCTCGCGAACGGTGGTCGGGCTGGCGGGAACACGTTCAACATCCAGTCGCTCGACTTCGAGGAGCTCGTGCAGATGATCCTGCGGCGCCTGCAGTTCGGAGATGCGTGATGGTGGCGTGGACGGGAAACTACGCGTCTATCAACGGGCACATCCTCGATGGTGTTGAGCCTGACGGGACGAAGTGGGGCATTGTCGATGTCGAGGGTTTGGGTTCCACCGACCCGACCCTCGACATCGTGCAGCGCACCCGTCGTTCCGGTGGTGTCGGAGGGGATTCGTTCGGCGGCCCACGGACCGTGTCGCTGTCTGGATGGTTGACGGTCCCGTCGCCCGCGATGCTGTCGCACGCGATCGACCGTCTCATCGCCGCGGTGAGTCGCCAGCCGGTCCCGTTCGTGTTTGTCGAAGAGAACCGGGCCCGTTCGATGACGGTGCAGCGCAGCGATTCTGTGCTGGCGAGGAAGGTGAACCGCCGTTACGCGGAGTGGTCGATCCAGGTGAAGTCGAAGGATTGGCGTAAGTTCAGCCCGTCGCTGTCGGGATCAACACATTTGCCCGCCACGTCCGGCGGGTTGGTGATCCCGTTCACGGTGCCGCTGTCGATCGATTCTTCAGTGGCGTCCGGGCAGGTCAACCTCGTCAACGACGGCAACGAGGTCGGCCCGGTGTTCGCGCGGCTGGATGGCCCGGTCACCGGTCCGATCATCCGAGATAGTTCCGGTGCGGTGCTGTCGTTTGTGCCGGAGCTGGTGATCACTGCCGGGAACTGGTTGGTGATCGATATGGAGCGTCGCAGCGTGCTGGCGAACGGGCAGGCGTCCCGATCGGGGTACCTCCAGTCTCGCGGGTGGTCGTCGTTCCGTCCTGGGCTGAATACGTGGTCGTTTTCGGCGGCCGAGTTCAGCGCCGATGCGCTGCTCACGATCACCGCTACACCAGCCGACGAGTGAGGTGACGTAGTGGCTTCGACCTGGCTGGCGGTGGCCGCGCGCACGGGCGACATCATCGAGGAACTCCCCGATCTCGATGTGTCGAGGGTGAAGCAGACGATCGGCCGGTACGAGGTGGCCTCGGGTGCGTCGTTGCCGGTAGTGGATGCACCGACCGAGTGGGAGCGTGCCACGAAGCCGGGGGCATCGTTCCTGGTGCTCGTGGAGGACAATCCTGTCAACCGTGTCCACGGCATCCCCCTGTGGGGTGCGATGCCGATCCGTCGTCGGCGTTCGGCTGCTGACCAGGTGCAGTTGGATCTCATCACCGGAGAGGGGTATCTGGGGAGCCGGTACGTTGGCGATGAGTCGTTCGCTGGTGTGGGGCAGAATGCGATCTTCCAGGCCTTGGTGGAGTCCTACATCGTCGAAGGCGCTGGTGGGCGGCCGGGCATCCCGATCCGGGTTCAAGTGCTTGACGACGGGGACGGCAAGGAACGCGACCGGGAGTACTTCGATCAGGACGACAAGACTATCTATTCGGTCTTCCAGGACCTGATGGGCGTGAGCGACGGCCCGGAATGGACGATCGGGTGGGAGTGGCAGACGTCACCGGAGCGTCTCACGATGGTGTTGTACGTCGGTACCCGGATTGGCAGCTCTCCAGTGGCCGGCCTGCAGCCTGCTGCGTTGTTCGGCATGCCGGGCAACGTGTCGGCGTTCGATCTGACGGAGGATTTCGGTGCGGGCAGAGGCTCGAACGACGTCATCGCTACTTCGTCGGGTGAGGGGGACTTGCGTCCCCAGTCGGAACCGGCACGGTTCGATGATGATCCCGACCGTCCCACGTTCGAGTACCGGTTCTCACCGTCGACCTCGATCGTGAACGTGGAGACCCTCAACGAGCATGCCGCGAAGGCGCTCAATGGGATGAAGTCAGGCGTCACTACTCTCGAGCTCACCGCCGCGGTGGAGGATGCGCCGAGGCTGGGTGTCGCGTGGGGTCTAGGTGATGACGTCGCGTTCGATTTGAAGGCCCCGTCGTTGCCGTCTGGTAAGTCGGGGACGGCTCGGGTCGCGGGGTGGGAGCGAACTCTTGGCGGTGTCGAGTACGTGAAGCCGATCTTGGCGTTGGCATCTGGAGGCTCCGATGGGTAACCCGGGGAGCATCAGCGCGGCGGTGCCGTACGGCGAGGACAAGCTGATTCGTCGGCAGCAGGATTTGGAGACGCGGGTTCGCGAGGAGGCTGCGGCTCGTCGGTTGGCACGATCACAGATCGGTGCTGGCGGAGTGATCAAGGTCGACGGCACCCTGCAGGTGACGGGGGACCTCGAGATCCCTGCGGGCGCGTTGTCGTCGGCGGGGTCGATGTCTGCGGGCGCCACGGTGACTGCTGGCACGGATGTGCATGCTGGCGATGACCTGATCGCGGATGATGATCTGATCGTCGGCGGCGACGCCACTATCGGGAGCACTCTCAACGTGGCGGGCGCCAGCTACTTCCCCCATGCGTACGCCAACCCGGTCACGACCAGCTACTTCGCTGCCTACCTCAACGGTGACAATCGTCTCGGCCGCACCGTATCGTCGCGGCGCTACAAGTCCCACATCGAGGCGTGGAACCCGGATGTGCAGGCGATCTTCGCGCTGCAGCTCGTCACCTTTCGACTGAAGGCCGCCGTCGAGGAGATGGGTTCGGATGCCCCTATCGAGTTGGGGCTGATCGCCGAAG